GGCGCACTGGCCAAGGAACTCGACGAGTTCGGTCAGCGCCTTTCGGACTGAGCGATCGATCATGCGCTGGACGTCTGCGCTGTCCGGCGTGTGCTTCACGGCTTTCTCCCATAGACGAGCAACTCGACGAGCGGCCCCTTGTGCTCGCTGTCGAATACCCAGCACACGCCGCCAACCGCATCGACGGTCTTGGTCTCCACGATGATCGACCGCCGGTCCGGCCGGTAAACGCCGCGTTGGCTGCCGTACTCCGCGACGATGCGCGGTGTTGCGTCTCGCTTGCCACAGCGGATGCACACGTCGATGCCGGAGAACGAGCAGCCGCTCTTGGCGCACTCAGCGCGTGCGCGCTCGGCCTCTTTGGCGAGACGCTCACGGTAATCGGGATCCATGAATGACATCACTCCCCTCCCTCTCTCGTGGGCGGGCGACCGCAGCCGGGGCGCCAGTTCAATGCGTCGCGCGGACCGTTCAGGTTGAACTGCCAATCGGCACCAAGATCAAACGCCGCACACAGCCCCGCCGCGTCTCGCAGGTTGCGGGCGAGGTTCGTCAGCACCGCGTTCGTCGCCGCTGCGTCGCCTTGCGGGTACACGTTGCGGCACCCCATGCAGAGCAGGCGCGTCCGGTTGTCGACGACCCACGGCAGCATGATCCCGCGCGAGGACTGACAGAGATCGCACCGCACCCCACCGCTAGACATGGGGTTTGCTCCGGGTCATGGCGTGCGTGGTGTCCGGGTACGGATTCATCCGCGTGCGACGAAACACCTTGGCGCACCGCGAACACATCCACGCGTTACCGTCGTCGCGCCAGAGCATCTTGCCGTTGCAACCGATGGTGCGCTGTCTCGGCTTACGCGCCGCCCTCTGCGCGCGGGTCATGGCGACTCCGTTGGAGTGAGGGCGGCGGTCCCCGCGTTCTCCTTGGCGTCAGCCTTCGCCCAGTTCGCCTGAACGGCGTTGGCCACGCGAATCAGCCGCTCACCGACCCGACGAAGCGCGGCCACGTCGCGCGCGAACTCGCGATCCCACGTTAGGCGTTCGACCATCTCCGCTTCGCTCTCCATGTGGGTCTCGATGCCGAGCCCGTACATGCTCACGAGCGGCGGCACGATGCTCTCCAGGACGAAGCGCTCTTGCTCGCAGATGAACTCGAAGCCGTCGATACCGGCCTCTCGCAGATCTGGGATCTCAACGTCGATCTTCATGGCGTCTCCTTGCTGTTGAGCGCGTCGATCGCGGCGTCTAACTCCATCGTGCACTTCCACACCGGAGCGCCAGGATCGTTGCGTGCGATGAGCGCCCTTGCATACGCCACCGCCTCGTCGATGTTGGGGGTCATGGGTTCTTGAACCCCGGCAAGAACTGCACGCCAACGGTCGCCACGATTGCGGGCCGCCATACCGCGCCGCAGTGTTGGCACGCGTGCGTGTGGTGCGGCTTCGTTGCGAACTCGCCTTCGTCAATGTGTAGCCTGCCGCACTCGGGACAGAGCAGACGCATCGGGATCGGCGAATCGTCCCCTGCGCCGCGCGCTGACCACTGTCCGATCTGGAACGCGTGCGCGATTGCCTGACGCGTGTGTCCCTTTGTGACCATCTTCGCCTCCCATTCGTCGCCAGCGGACACGGCGTCGCGAATGACCGCGCACGCCTTCTCGTATTCTTCGTCTGTCATCTACCCCTCCTCGGTGTCGTGGGTGGCGATGGCGTGCGCGAGCACGTGCGCTTGGCACAGGTCGCAAAGCTCGTCGCTCTTGTTCGTGGGGCAGCAGTCGAAGCGGTCAGCGCCGGGTCGCGCGCCTGATTCGAGGTACGGCGCCGCCAACTCCGCCGCCCTGATCTCCACCGCCACCTCCGGCGGGGCGTCGTTCGACGGCCCCAGCGCCAACCACGCCCCGCAGTCGAGGCAGCGCAACTGCTCGATGTGAACGATGCGCGCCTCGGCCTCGCATCTGTCCTCGTCGATCGGCCAGTACCACTCGCCCGGCATCAGGTGGTCGGCGTTCTCGTGCCTACACCTCACCGCTCACCTCCGAGCGCGTCGAGGGCGGCACGGAGATTGGCGGCGGTCTCCTGCGCGTACTCGCGCCAACCCGCGATCAGGTGCGCGCGGTCGGCCTTATCGAGCATGCGCTGATACGCCCGCGCCGCCTCCACCGCCGCCTCCAGTTCAAGGACGCGGCGGGCGAGGTCGGCGCAGTGATTGACGGCGAAGGCGATGTACTGCGCGTCTCCGCGCTTGAGATGCGTCGGACTGATGCCGCCGAGGCCGCCGACAAACCAGTCGGGGTTCTCGCTGCCGTCGGACATCGTGCCGTGACTTGACGGCTCTGCCTCGTTGCGGCGCGTCCTCTTCGCGTCTAGCTCCAACGCCCGCTGGGCGAGGTGGGTGGTCATGGTTTGGCTCCGGTGAGGCGGGCGAGGACATCGCGTGCTGCGCCTGCTTCCTGGCTCGCGCCCATGTTGTGCACGTAGTAACGGACGCACGCCGCCGCGAACCCGAGCGCCTCTCGCTCCTCGTCGGTGAGGCGGAGGGCGCGCAGTTCGGCAATGAGGTCGAGGACGTCGAGCGCGACGTGCTCCTCGTTGAGCGCGCCTTTGCGGCTAACGTGCGCGCCCGTGCCGGCATCGAAGGTCCAGCCCGCCGCGCGCCGCTCCATCGCCGCCAACTCCTCATCACTCAGCCTCATCGCTGCCTCCGGTTGGGTGGTGGTCGAGGGCGGCGAGCTGATGGACGAGCACAACGGCAGCATCCACGGCGAGCAGCGCTTGGTACGGCATGTCATCGCGTGACGCGCAATGCTCCTCGAACACGATGGATCGCGCGTCGTCGAGAGCGCCGCGTCTGCTGGCCAACGCCTCCGCCGCCGCCACTACCAGGCGAGCGGCGCGGAGTTCGCGCACGACACAGCGCACGGAAGCCATGCAGCAGTCGTCGCCACTAGACTGCTCCAGCGTGGTTAGCTCGCTCTCGGTGAGGATGTCGAGGTCGGTCATGGCTTTTCCTTGCGCCACGCCCCGTGGCGAAGCCCGCACCTCCGCGAGTTCGCGCGTTGTGGTGGAGAGTTGGGAGCGGAGGGCAGCGCCGTCAGCGCAAAGTTGCGCGATGTCTCGCGTGTGGACGAGGTGTAGCTCTTGGAGGGCCGACTTCGTTTGCTCCAACTCGGCGTTCACCGCGAGCCATTGCTCGTGGTTCACGATGTCGATCGACGCCCCGCGGGCTAGCTCACGGTTGAGGCGCTCGACTTCCTCGCGTAGGGCGACCACGGTCATTTCCGGCGTGAACGAATCGGACATCACCCACCCCCAGCGAGGACGCGGAGTTCGGCGAGGCGCTCGCGCTCATTGGTGAATTGCGCGCCAGTGTCCTCGTCGCGGAAGTCGTCGAACGTCTGCGCGATCTCACACGCCTCTCGCAGCAGCGCGCGCAGGCGGTCGCGGTCGGCGCGCGCCTCATCGCGCTCGACGTGCGCCACGTTGACGTCTCCGAGCGCCTCGACCATCCCCTCGGTGACGCGGAGTTTGTCGCGCAGGTCATCCCGCTCCGCCGTCATCTCCCCGAGCAACTCGCTCGTCGCCGCTTCGTTGGCCCACGCGGTCTCGGCGTCGGCGCGCAACCTCTCGCACTCCGCGATACACTCGGGGACGGCCGTGCGGGCGAGGTTCCAGAGCGCGGCGTCAGCGCGGATCTGCGCGCACCTTGCGTCGTAGTTGGCGCCTTCGACGGGCGGGCCAACCATGTGCATGCGCCCGGTCGCGGCGATGAGCGGCTGACCGTCAGCATCAGCGCGCGTCGCCTTGTCCGCCGCTTCCTTCCAGGCTTGGAGGGTGGGGGTGGGGATCATGGGGTGCTCGCTTTCGGGGTGCGGCGCTTAGGCTCGATTGGGTCCCAGTCGACGAATTCGCAGTCGCCCTCGCTGCTGAGCGCGCGATACGGCACGGTCTCGTCGACGACGTCGTCCAGTTCGATCTCGCCGGCTTCGAGCTGGCGGAGTTGCTTGGCGGTCACAGAGACGTCGACCATCACGGTCGCCCGCCATTCCACTCGAATCTTCGGCATGTCACTTCCTCTCCTTCCTCGCCGCGATGAGTGCGGCGCAGCGGGTGCGGGTCATGGCTCACCGCCGATTGCCAGTTCACGCTGGGCGAGACGCGCGACGATGTGCTCGCACTGCTCGCGACGCAGCTCGATCCCGATCGCGCGCCGGCCCTCGCGACGGGCGACGGCGAGCGTGGTTCCACTACCGGCGAACGGGTCGAGCACAACGCCACCGGGTGGAACGCTGTACGCGATCAGCGGCTGGACGATGCCTTCCGGCTTCTGCGTCTCGTTCACTGCGTAGCCGTGGCAGCCGCGGACGTAGAGCACCGAGCGCATGTGTCGCGGTCCGCCATCCTCGGCAACGTACACACTCTCGCCGATTGCGCCCCACTGCGGCGGGCGCTTCTTCCGACGCACCTGCCGCGCGACGCTGTCGGCTGTGAACTGCGGCTTGATATACAGCGACGACCACTCGCCTTGATAGAACTGCACCGCCAGCTCGTGGACCCGCTTGAAGCGGTCCGCGGCCATGTTCGACCCGTTGTGCTTCTCCCAGACGACTTCTTGCCCGAGCGTCCAGTCGGCGAACTCGTCGCGACGGTCCCAGAACATGCGGAACGAGCCGAAGCACCACAGCTGCGGCGCGAGTCGCGATAGCGCGGTGGGCCAGCCGAGCGGCCACCGATCCCACGACAGGTGCTCCGTCACGTGGTACGGAGGATCGGTGACGACGGCGTCAACTGGTGCGAGCAGCGGCAACACCTCGAGGCAGTTGCCGTTGTAGAGCGTGACAAGATCGTCCTGGTAGAAGGGCGTCACCTCTGCCCCCTCCTCACCGCCACCGCCCGCTCGAACGCCGCACGGTCGCCCAGGGCGGCGGTCATGGCTTCACCGCCCACTGCGCCGGATCCCACGGATTCTCGCCGCGCCGGATCGCCGCCCACTCGTCCTCGGTCGGCGAGCGAAACTCGCCTTCGAGCCACGAGTCGTGCTCGCCCTCGTACGAGCGCGACGACTTGGTCTTGCCCTCCCAGATGAAGATGCCCTCGTCTTTCGGCTCGATGCCGAGGTCGTCGAGACCACAGCCGAGCCCGGTCTCGGTGATGTCGAACTCGACATGCGGCCCGACGGTCCACAGCACGCAGCCGCCGTGCTCGCCCATGGCGACGACGGCAAGCGACGGCTTGGTCCAGTCGTAGCCGTCCCAGCCTTCGATGCCGTCTTTCACCGGCTTGATCTCCACGAAGTCGCTCATCGCCTCGCCTCCAGCGCCGCGAGCACCGAGAGCAGATCGCGCACCAGGTCACGCACCTGCGCCGGCTCGAGGTGCGCCATCGCGTCGTCCCCCGTGACATCGAACAGCGTGAAGCGGACGAACTTGCCGCCGTCCTCCGCGGCGAGCACGTAGGCCAGGCCGTCCTTGTTCAGCTCGCGCCGGATCTCGGCGGTCGGCGCCGGCGGCGGAGCCCAGCGCGCATCGGGCGGCAGCGAGCGCGCGACGCGGAGCAGCTCGGCGAGCGCGAAGTGCTGCGCGGAGACGCGTCGCGTGTCATGCGCCTCTACCAGCTGGGCCACGAAGGCGAGCACGATGTCGGGGGTAACGGGGAGTGGTGATGTGGCGGTCGCCATGATCAGGCTGCCTTTCGTGCGTTCGCGGTCAGCAGCGCGAGCGGCATCACGGGCGACACGCTGTTGCCGCACATGCGGATCTGGGCCGTCTTCGTCAGCGGCTTGCCGTTGGGGCCCGGCGGATCGATCCTGTATCCGTCCGGAAAGCCCTGCGCGCGGAATAGCTCGCGCGGCGTGAGCATCCTCATGCCGATGTCGACCACCGCGTACTCCTCGCCGTCGATCGTGACGGTAACGAGGCCGAAGCGATCGCGGGTGTCGATCGTCGTCAGCGGTTGCGTGACCGGCTGACCCGTCGACGTGCCGTTGTAGCGTGCGAGGAAGCACGCTACGAGCGAGTGGTGGTCGCGAACCGTCACCGCGCTGAAAGGCGCCTCGAGCGAAGCGCCGCCAGGCCATCCACCCGTCGGGCGATCGGAGTAGTGCTTCGCCAGGAACGCGGCGCATAGCGCGAACTTCTCGCCTTGTGCCACCACGACGCCGAGCGGGCGCTGGATATCGTAGATGCGTGGCGCCTGCCCGACGCGCTCTCCGTTGGAGCGGTGGACGAGATATGGGACTGCGACCGCGAACTCGCCGCGCTTCGAGGCGGTGATGGTTCCGAGCGGTTCGTCGGCGGGCTTCGCGTCATTGCCTCCGCCGCTGTATGTCTTCGCCTTCATCATCAGAGGCGTCACGAGCGCGTGTCCGCCGCGTTGCCCTCCGGTGATGGTCGGCATCGGAGCGTCGATGTTGTGCACGCGTAGGTCCGTGCGCCCGACGCCGCCGTGGTTCACCGACACGACGAACGGTCGTGCGGCCTCCAGCACGTACTTGCGGATCCCGCGCGCGATTCGCGCGAGCGTCTTGTCGGCCAGCGGCCTCTCCCTCGCAAAGATCGACGGGCACGGGATGCTCCAGTCGATGCACTCGGCGGCGGTGCGGTACGGCTGCGCGCGCCCTGGTCCGTGCGTCGGCTCGGGCCACGCGATCGCGTCGAGCGATGCCTGGAGGAACAGCCGCCGGCGCGTGGTCGGCGCGCCGAAGTCGCACGCACGCAACAGGCGATCCTCGACGGTATACCCGAGCCGCTCGAGCTTGCGCACGAAGGCGCGATAGGTCTCGCCCTTCCGCTCCTTGATGGGTTGTCCGGCACGCGGGCCAGTGCGGTGCAGCGGCCCCCAGTCGCGGAACTCCTCGACGTTCTCGATGATGATCAGCCGCGGGCGGACGCGCTGCGCCCAGGTCACCGCGACCCACGCCAGGCCGCGGATCTTCTGCTCGCGCGGCTTCCCGCCCTTCGCCTTGCTGTGGTGCTTGCAGTCCGGCGAAAACCACGCAAGCGCGACGGGGCGGCCACCGGTCGCTTTGCGCGGATCGACCTCCCACACGCTCTCGGTGTAGTGCTTGGTCTCGGGGTGATTCGCAGCGTGCATCGCGATCGCCTCCGGGTCGTGGTTCACCGCGACGTCCGGCGAGCGTCCGAGGGCGAGCTCGATACCGAGCGATGCCCCGCCGCCGCCGGCGAAGCTGTCGGCGATCAGCGCGTCGTTCGTCAGCCACGAGCGGATGACCGGCAGGCGGATCTGGTTCGACGCCTTCACCTACGCCGACTCCAGCAGGCGATCGACGGCGTCCAGGTCCAGCTCCTTGCGCTCGCCCGCGGTCCACCCCTCAGGCTTCGGGAACTCGCCAAAGGGCATCGTGTCTTTCCCCCTGGTCACGCCGCCGAGCTTCTCCAGGCGCTCGACGATCTGGTTCTTGAGCTTCTCCGGGCTCACGCCAGGAACGCCGAACATCTGCGCCGCGCGCTTCAGCGCCGCCTGCGAGGTCTTCCGCTCGACGGCGAGCGCCTCGAACTCCTTGGCGTTCTCGCCGACGACTTCGCGGATTGCCTGCACGGCCTTGTCGCCGTCGAGGATCCGGTTTCCCTGCTTCGGGACGCGACCGAACAGTTTACCGTTGCCGAGGTCGATCGGCCCATGCTCGTCGACGTAGGCCTGCCGGCGCGCCTTGGCTTCCTCGACCAGCTGCGATAGCCGCTCGAGCTCGAAGTGCGCCTCGCGCGCACGCTCGGGGGTAAGCGCGGTGTCGCCAATCGGGGCCAGGCCCTTCGAGGCCACCTGCACGAGCAGCCCGACCTTCGACGGGCACCTCGACTTCGACGGGCAGTGCTTGCACCAGGTGCCCTCGCGCGTGGCGGGCGTAGAGCCTGCAGCGTACTCCTGGCGCAACTTCGCCTCTCGCACATGCAACCCCGAGAGCCGCGTCGCGAAGTCGGCCAGGTCGAACGCGTCGAGCGCGTGCTCGTCGATCGGCTGCCCGGGCATGTTCGTGTAGGCGATGCGAAGGATCGCGCGCGACTTCCCCAGCGCCCGCGCAGCCGCCAGGCCGTAGCCCCAGAGCTGCCAGTTGCGCGCGGCCGGATCGACCTCCTTGTGCCCGGTCTTCCAGTCGACGACAACGACCGCGTCACCGGCGACGCCGAGCACGTCGCACGAGCCGACGATCTCGAACGGCCCAGGCGAGCCGTAGTCGCGGCCGGAGCCCTCGCCGATGATGCGGGCGGTGCCGGTGGCGACGTCGAACGCGACCTTCACCTCGGCGCGAGAGCCGGGCGGGACGATGCGTGCGAGGCGAGGAGGGAGGGTGCCGGTGACGACCTGGCGAGCCAGATCCTCGTGCTCGTCGTTGCCGGCGTCGGCCCACGGGCTCTCGTTCTCGGCGCGGGGCAGGACGAGTGCGCCGTCGCAGGAGAGGAGGCGGGGGAGGGAGGACATGGTGATCATGGCGTCGACTCCGCGGGGCAAGCCCACTCGCTCGGCGGCTCGCGGTCGTCGACGAGCGCCGCGTGCTTGGCGAGCGCCGCATCGATGCCAGCGGACTTAACGAGCCCCATCGCGATTGCCGTTCGCACGGCGGCGACCACGACGCGCGCAGCATCTAGTTCGGCCATGATCGACGACAGCGCGTTGCCCGCCTCCGTCTGCTCGTGCCACGGCTCGCCATGGCGCAGGATGCGAATGCCGCCGAGGCTGCGGACGAACGTGTACTTGCCGCTGTCGACGCGGACAACGTGATCCTTCACGCGCTCACCCCATTCGTCAGCTTCGCCTTCCGCGCCTGGTACTCCTCGATCCCGCGCGCGTACAGCGCCGAGCCCTTCACCGGCTTTCCCTCGCCAGCGGCGGCGGCGTCGAGCTCGGCGAGGTTCCGGGCCGAGTCGAGCTTGGCGAGCCAGGACTCGAACGCGGCATCGAGGGCGGCGGTGAGGGGCGCGCTTGCGGGCGCCGGCTCGACGCGCGGGCGCTCCACGACGTCCGCGCCGTTCATCATCCAGTCCCACACCCGACGCGCGAAGTTCTCGCCCGGCTTCTCGAACAGGTCGCCGATCTCGATGAAGCCGTCGCAGCGCGTCTTCGCGATCTTCATCGCGTGCGTCAGGTCGACATCACCGACCAACGTGAACTCGTAATCCATCCCGTCCCGCTGGATGGAACCGAGCCCGAGCTTCTTGATCACCGTCTTGCCGTTCTCGACGTCCTGCACGTACTCCATCTTCTGGCGCATCGTCGCGATCACGTGCGACTTGGAGCCGAGCATCGCGTCGACGAGCGCGTTGTGCTTCGGCGTCACCGAGCGCCACGCGGTCCACGAGTTTCCGCCGCGGTCGGCCGCCTGATCCTTCTGATCCAGCGCGCCATCCTTGCCGGCCCACGCGTGCGAGAGCGAGTCGATCACGATGAAGTCGTAGCCAGCGCGCTCGGCCTCCTCGATCTTCTCGACGTACGCGAGCGGGCTGAACGTGTCGAGCTCGCACACGTCGAAGTCGAACTTGTCGGCGTACAGCGACGCGGAGCCGCGCTCGCTGTCGATGACGGCGATGCGGCCTTCGCCTCGCCCTGCCGCCTTGAGCAGCTTCCCGATCTCGGTTGCGATCCTCAGTGCCGAGTACGTCTTGCCGCTGCCCGCGAGACCGCAGAGCCCGAGCCGCAGCTTCGCCTTCGTCTTGACTGCCTTCTGGAATGCCACTTGTCACCTAACCTTTCGCGCGCTCGGCCCGACTCGACGGGCTTGGCTTCTGCAGCCGAGAGCAGTGCGGTTTTCCGGATCCCGCTCCGTTGCCGACTAACCGGACTCGCTACTGGCGCACCGCACGAAGGCGGCTCTGGGCTGACTTCCAGGGCGTTCGCAAAGGTCGGCCGGAAAAACGCTCAGAACGGGATGTCGTCGGTCGCCTGTCCGCCGCCGACATCACCGGCCTCGGCGAACCAGCGATCGACGTCGGCCACCTTGCTCGCATCGAGCTGCGCGAGCGGCAGCGCGCCGCTCATCTTCGCGCTCGTCCACGAGTTGCCGTTGTGGTTCGCGATCTCGGCGGCGAACGGAACTTTCTTGCCGTTCGCGGCGGCGGCCTTCGCGTCGTCGACGAACGTCTTGACGCTGCCGCCCTTCCAGCCGATCGCGATCATGTCGCGTTTCGTCCACTTGATGTTCTCGGCGTCGAGCTTGCCGCTGTACTTGGCGCGCTTGCCGGCGTTGGGGCCCTCGAGCACCTCCATCTCCCAGCGGACGCGCGGCCGCCCTTGGTTATCCGCGCCGAACTCGATGTTGATGGCCTTGCCGATGCAGTTGGGATCTTCGAACAGTGCGCTCATTGCTTTCGTCCTTTGCTCTTGCGGCTCCTCGCCGCGGTTCGTGCGCGCTCTCCGCCTCGACGGAGATGGCCGCGGTCGGCGGCGCGCTGTCGTCAGTCAGCGCAGGGGATGCACTCGCCCTGCTCGTTTACGTACGTCGTCGCTTCGCACTTCTCGCACCACGCCGTCGGTGGCTCCTGCTCGGGGACACGCGTAGGGGGGGCTGCGGATCGCGCCACTCCGTGCAGTGCCAGCAGCGCGCGCCACAGCAGGTCACGCGCTCCTCCGATGCGTCTGGTAACAGGCGAAGCAGCGGACACCGTGTGTCGCCGGACCGTGCGCGCCGCCGTTGATGCACAACCGCGCGGCGCGCAGCATCTGCCGCCGATCCCTTGCCCATGCGCGGCGCGCGTCCCGGCGCTCCTCGGGTGACAGTGGCGCTGGCTGCGTGCGGATGCCGGCGGCGCTCAGGTGCCTGGTGATCGTCCAGCGGTGCCGCAGCAGGCGGCGGGCGATTCGGTAGACGGGAAGGCCCTGGGCGAACAGCGCGAGGATCTGCTCGCGCTCCTGGGTGGAGACGGGGATGCCGTTCATGGCCACCGATCCTTGCGCCAGCTCGTCGGGATGCCGACCGAGCGCGGCACGCCGCAGTCACGGCCAACCACGATCGCGCGCGCGGGCTTCGCGGGCGTGACGATCGCGAGGGTCACGAGGACGCCGGCGAGGAAGGCGCCGAGGTAGAGCAGCATCAGTTACCGCCCTCCTGCTCGGCGAGCGCCTTCAGGATCAGGTCGTCGACGACGGTGCGGACCTGCGTCCCGTGCTTGCGGGCGTACTCGCGGAGCTTCGCGAAGGTCTCCGCGCGAACGGAGATCGCCGGCTTCTTGGGGGGGCGCTTCACGACCTCACCTCCGCGGCCTTCCGCTCGGCCTGCTCCTTGACGAGCAGGCCGACGGCGAGAGCGATCTGATCGCCGATCTGTCGCATGAGCACGGCGATGTCCTGCGACGTGGGGCTCGAGTCGGCGGCGAAGTCGTCGCACAAGGACTTCGCGCGCCCGTTCAGGGCGACGAGGGCGAGCGTGCGCTTGACGTCGCGGGTCACGGGCGTACCGCCTTGGCCGCCTGCTCTGCCAGCTTCTCCGTCTCTGCGCGTACGTACTCGACGGTGCGGTACGTCAGCACGAAGTAGCCGTCGAACGCCGAGCCGCACCCGTACTCGGTGACCTTCTGGAGATCCAGATCGCCGTGGTGGTTGCAGTCGAAGCCGAGCCACCACACGTCGTCGGGCTCACCCGGCTTCGCGACGTGGCAGATCGATCCCTGGCACTTGGCGGCGTACGTGATGCCGCCGTGTACGTCAGCGTCGCAGCCATCGCTCCAGCTCGTGCCCTTGCCGTGCCACGGGTGACCTGGCGGGACCGCGACGTAGCCGCACCACGCTCCGACGTGGTTGCGATGGAGAATGCACGCATGACCCGCGTGCTCGAAGTCGACGTGATCCGGCTCGTCGTGCCACGGACCGTCGACGACGACGCGCTGCTCGATGCGGTCGATCTTGGGCAGACCGTTCTCCGAGCCCCAGACGATGAACTTCGGCAAGACGAGCTTGCCGTCGATGCGGGTGAACATTCAAACGCTCCTGCGCGGGCGGTCCCACGCGTTGAGGAAGGTGTGCGAGTTGCCGCGCTCGACGGCGCGGCGTGCAAGCACCGAGCGGCAGAGGATCGGGTCGGTAACGATCGCGAAGTGCGCGCGCATCTGCGCGACGTAAAGCTGGCCGGGTGTCACGGCGCGCTCCGCCTGCGAGCGCGATCGAGGATGGCCTCGGGCGTGTGGTCGGGCGAGATCGGGTGAGCGTCGTAGGACGCAAGGTCGATTCGATACGTCGCAACCGTCTCGCGGTCGCCGCGCCGCACGACGCGCAGCGAGCAGCCATACTCGTCCAACTCGTAGGCGCGAGCGTTCGCGGCGGCCCAGGACCGGAACGCAAGCTCGCCGCTCGCGCCGTACTCCTTCCACCACAGCGTGAGCCCGTTGCCGGTCGTCGGCAGCGCGGCCATCGCGGAGATCGCGTTCATGATCAGCGCGACGTGACCAACGTCGATGTCCGTGCCGACGACGGGGATCGAAACGGGCTTGCGGTTCGTCGCCATCAGATCCACCCCTCCTCGGCCAGCTTCCGCTCGCGCCGCTTGCTCCGCGCCTCGCTGGCCGCGCATGTCTCGCACCGCCGCTCGCTGAATGGGGCGTCCGGGTTCTGCGCCGGGTCGTCGCACCAGCGACGGGTGGTGACGTACGTGCAGTCGGCGATGGGGTGCGCGTCGCCGCAGTTGGAGCAGTCGGGGTGGGCCATGGCTACTTGGTCTCCTGTGCATCGCGCGCAGCCTGGAGAGCGGCGCGCGCCTTGTTCGTGCGCTCGGCCGCAGCCCACGCGCGATCCGTGGCAGCCTTCGCAGCCGGAGTCGGCGCGTGGCGGGGCGGGGTCTCGGGAACGGCGGCGACCGCCTTGTGCTCGGCGGCGAGGGCACGCTCGTACTTGCGCTCGAGCTGGGCAATGGACTTCGCGGTAGGCCGCTTACGAAGCGCACGCTCGAAGGCAGCGTCGTTGAGTCCGTCGGGGCCGTCGTCGAGGCCCTTCACGCCACCCTCCGCTCACGCGCGATCTCGTCGTCGATCTCCGCGACCTCCGCGCGCACCGCCTCGCGCTCCGAGATCCGCCCGGCGCGGTGGTAGGCGTGCATGCGCGCTAGCGCGGCGCGCTTCTCCTCGATCAGCTGCTCGAGGCGCGACGCGAGGCCCGTGCCGTGGCAGTCGCGGCACGAACGGTGCGAGCGCTCGTCGCCGACGATGCCGCCGCCGTCACAGGTCGGGCAGTTGTTCGAGCGGCCCACCAGCGGGGAGCAGGACTGGGTGCCGAGGAGGGGGGTGACGAGGTCGTCGTTCGTCGATGCCATGGCTTTAGTGGTACTAATTCGCCGACGTGTTGTCAAACGAAAATTAGCGCGACTAAACCTACCGACGAGAACGCGCTCGTTTTGCGAGCAGTTCCACGGCGGCAACTACCAGCGCGAGTGCCTCGGGATCGCCTCCCAGCGCTCGTACCGCTTTGCGTGCGAGCTGAACAGCTCGAGCACGCCCTGCCTTCACGTTCTTGCGTCCGGCCCGTTGCGGTGCCGTCTTCGTCGTCTTCGCCACTTCGACTCCTCCAGCGGGGATTGCGGCTAGTGCCCTACGTCCGCTGTTGGAGCAGTTCTATACCGGCATACTGACAGCGCGTTCAGGTGTTCCGGATTACGTTGGTATCGCGAGAGAACTTAGGCGCGTGCCTCATTTCGCGGCAGCGCGCTTCTTTCTCAGCGAGTCAATCATGCGCTCGATGGTCGTCTGGTCGTCAGCATCGAGCTCGCTAGCGCCCTCGACGATCCGGTTGAAACTCTCGTTGCTTTCGGCGGCCGGCGCGGTTCCCTCGCCGATCTTTAGCGCGCGGATCACGTTTGCATAGACCACGCGCTTTACCTGCCTCGATCGACCGCTCTCCAGGTTCGAGATCGTCGCGGGCGAGCACGGCACGCGTCCGGCGAGATCTTCCTGCCGCCACTCGAGCTTCTCGCGACGCTTCCGGATCGCTTCGCGTTGCTCGGGCGTCACCGAGATCATTCCTCCCTCGGGATGCTGTTGCATGCCCTTCGTGGTCTTGCGCGCCATGTCCGCGTTAGAGCGAATCACGCGAGCACGCTAGTCGCCTTGAAGACCCGCTTGACTCGCGACGTTAGTGGGACGAAAACAGGTGGAGCATGGACACCGGCGAGCGCATCGAAGCATGGTGCGAAGCGAAGGGCGTCACCTTCGAAGACGTAGCCAACGCAGCCGGAGTAACCGTCGCTGCCGTCTATCAGTGGGTCGGCACCGGCAAGTCGAAGACGAAGCCGGCGCTGCGCCACCTCGAGTCCGTCGTGAAGTTCCTGAAGCTCACGATGGAAGAGTTCTACGGCCCCATCCCCAAGTCGAAGCGGGCCTCGTGACCTCACGACGTCAGGCCGATCGCGGCACGTACGCGTTGCTCGCTCCCTCCGCGAATCGCGTGAAGGTGGGATCCGCGTCGAATATCGACACGCGCATCCGCGATATCGCACGCATCTGCCCGGTGCCGCTCATGTTGATCGGGCGCTCTAACTCGTTCGTCGAGTCGCGGATTCATGACGAGATTGCGACTGCGCACGTGAACGGCGAATGGTTCGAGGCGACGCCGGAGGTGCTCGCCGCGATCGAGCGCCACATGGTGCGCATTGAAAGGCCGGTCGATGCTTCGCCCCGCGAAAAGTCGAGGTGGCACCGATGACTCTCGAAAACCGAGTCGCGCAAAGCGTCGTGACCTCACCTCTTCGCCCGCTGCCGCTCGACGTAGCACTCGCCGAGAGCGAACTCGCCGGTCAGTTCGATCTGTCTGCGCGTCCACTCGCACTCGCCGTAGGTTCTGCGGCAGAACACGCCGTCTTCGCCCGTGGTGTGCGCGGTGGCGCTCATGCATGCGACGTTCTTCGTCGCGCGACACGCCTTCGACTTCTTCGCGCACATGGATCGCGTCTCGTAACAGAAGACGCCAGCGCCGGGCAGTGGCCCGCACCAGTGCGGTTTGTCCGTGAAGTAGATGCTGATCCCGTTCTCGACGGTCGAATCGTCATCGGGTTCCACGACCCCGACCGACGCGCCATCCACGGTCACCCCCTCCTCCGCCAGCACCTCGGCCACGGTACGCCGCACCGCCCGCTCGGCCACATCGCCGGCCACCTCGAGCATCAGCGCCGGCAACTTGCGCCAGGCGTAGGCGTCCGCGCTTTCGTTCGGGTCGTCCATGGTGACTCGGACGCCGTCGGCGCGAGCCAAGCCGGCCGCCAGAACCACCACCACGCTCGCTCGCTTCATCACCCTGCTCCCTTCGTAAGCGTTTCTCGTAAGGACTTCACCGCCAGCCTCCGCCAAGCCAGTTGGCGCACGTTGGCGCAGCCCACTGCGAGGTTCTCATGAGCGCGGAACCGCTGTCGAATCTCGTCGAGTTGGAGCCAAAGGACGAAAGCCCGGCCGAGAAGCTCGAGCGCGACGTCTACCGCTTCGTTCAGTCGATTCTGTCCGTCGTCGGTGGTCACGACACGGCAGCTCGGATCATGCGGATGGACTCCGGCGATCTGACGCGTGCGCTGGCGCCGAAGCCGACGCGCAACCTCACCGTCCAGAACATCATGCGACTCGGCGCGCACCTCGCGCAGTCGTCGCCGGTGACCGCGCAGCGACTTGCTGCGGCGATCCTGAAGCCCTTCGACCTCGTGGTCTCGCCACGGACGCAGCTAACTGCCGCCGAGCAGGCGCGGCGAGCGCGCAAGCTCATGAACGCGATGTCCGCCGCGTGCGGCGTCGATCTGTGGGCGCAGGCGATGGAGGACCCGGGCACGTAGTTCTCTCTCCGCACCGGATGGTCACTCGATCGGCCCGCTGCCCTCACAGCCAGCCACGTCGACGAGCAGGGTTCGACTCCCAACGGTGCACGACAGCAATGGGTGATCGCAGTTACAGCGCCACAGCTACGCCCGCGAGCGAGAGACTCACGAAGGGCTCACGCGCGTCGATGGAGATCGTCTACCTGGCGCACCCGCTCGGCGGCGACGTCGACGCGAATGCCGCACGCGCCCGCCGCTGGCTCCGCTGGCTGATGGACACATGTCCGCAGTACGCGTTTTGCTGCCCGTGGCTGCCCTTCGTCGATGTCGGTTACCCCGACGACAAGCGCGGACCAGGCGCGATCGATCCTGACTCGATGCCCGAGTACAGGGCTCGGTGCTTGCGTGACGACATCGCGATCGCGGCGCGCTGCGACGGCATCGTTCTCGTCGGCGATCGCGTCTCGCCCGGGATGGCACAGGAGCGCGACGCGGTGGTTGCGTCCGGCGGTTGGGTCGCCGATCTGACCATCTTCAAGGAGTCGTTGATGACCGAGCGTGCATGGCCGAAGGGGCCGCACGCCACCCCGATCGACCTCGGCCGCGGGTGGCTCCGATGATCTACGTGCTCAGCATCTCCGGCGGGAAGGACTCGGCCGCCCTGTGGGCATGGGCGAAGCGTACCGGGCTCGCACCGCGACGCGCTGTCGCCTGCGACACCGGATGGGAGTACGACGGCGAGGAGTTCGACGACGGGCACACGGCCACGTCGTGGCACGCGTACATCGCCGCGCTCTCATTCGCCATCGGCGAGCCAATTACGATCGTTGCCGCTGATCGGCAGTTCGACGAGCGCGTGCTCGCGCACAACACCTTCCCGGGGATGCTGAACCGCCGATGGTGCACCGAAGAGCTGAAGCTGCACCCGTTCCGCGCAGAGGTCGACCGCATTCGAGAAGAGACCGGCGACGACGTTACGGTCGTAGTGGGCGTTCGCGCCGAGGAGAGCGATGCGCGCGCGAAGATGCCGGAGCGAGAGTGGAGCGACTTCTACGACTGCGAGATGTGGCGCCCGATCATCGGGTGGACGCTCGAACAGGTGATCGCCGAACACCACGACGGGAACCTGCCGATCAACCCGCTGTACTTCGAGGGTGCTGAACGCGTCGGCTGTTTCCCGTGCGTGAAGGCTCGGAAGAAGGAGCTACGCGTGCTCGCGCGGGTCCCTCGCCGGGTCGAGCGCTTGCGTCAGCTCGAAGCAAAAACCGGAACGACGATGTTCTGCCTGGAGCAGCCGAAGAAGAAGGGTCAGGAGCGGAAGCTGATCCCCACGCCGATCGACAAGATGATCGAGTGGGCGCAGACGGAGCGCGGCGGGAAGAGGTTGATGCTGCCGATGTTCCAGGAGCCGAGCGGCTGTGCCCGGTGGGGCATCTGCGAGCGCCCGCTACCTGACGACGACGGAGGCGCCGGTGATCGCTGAACTCGTCGCCCAGCTGCGCCACGACGTCTACGACGAGCTGGCCACCTCCGGATCGCCCACCGACGCCTACGCCGTCGCGCGTGAGCTCGGCTACCGCAAGGGCTGGAACGATCGAGCTCACTCCATCGCCGAGCAGATCGAGCGGACGGAGCGCGGCCTGCGCGAGCTTCGAGAAGCCGTCCCCACGCTGTTCGAGGCGGTGGACGTCGAGGGGGAGTGGGAGTGACCTGCGTCGACTGCAAGCGCGACGTCGCGATCACCGTGGAACAGCACGCGGTCATCGCACGCGGGTCGCGTTGCCAGCGCACCGCGACGTGGCACGTCTGCCCGCGCTGCTGGGCCGCACGCGGCGGTGATGTCGAGCACCGAGCACCGCGCGCTGGAGAGCGCCCGTGAAACTGCGGCCGTATCAAGAGCGCGCGACAGATCTCGTCCGTGCGTCGTACGCGAGCGGCCACCGTGCGCCGCTTTTGCAGCTGCCGACCGGTGGCGGGAAGACCGTCATAATGGCGCACGCGATCAAGTCCGCCGTCGCGCGCGGTCGCGAGGTGCTGGTCAACGTGCACCGCTCAGAGCTCGTCACGCAGACCGTAGCGAAGCTCGAAGCGGCTGGCGTGACCGACCTGCGGATCATCCAGGCGGCCAGCGACATCGGCAACCCGACGGCGAAGGTGGCCGTCGCGTCGATCCAGACGCTCACGAACTGGCAACGCGACCGCATGCCTCGCGCCGACCTCGTCATCTTCGATGAGGCACACCACGTTGTCGCGAAGACCTGGGCGACGATCGCCGGGCACTACGCGGACGCGCTCTTGCTCGGGTGTACCGCGACGCCCCAGCGCGCTGACGGCAAGGGGCTCGGTGACATCTTCGACGATCTTGTCATCGGCGCCAGCGTCGTCGAACTGACGGCGCTCGGCTGTCTCGTGCCGTGCCGCGTCTGGGCTGCGCCGCGCAAGCTCGAGTCCGCCCAGGTCGTGCTGTCGCCGGCGAAGGCGTACCTCGAACACGCCGCGGGTCGGCGCGCCGTTGTGTTCTGTTGCTCGCTCGAGCACGCCCGCACTGTCGCCGACGAGATGAACGCGGAAGGCATCCGCACCGACGTCGTGCATGCCGGGCTCGCGTCGGCGACGCGCGCGGACACGCTCGCGCGGCTCAACCGCGGCGGGATCGACGCGGTCACGAACGTTCACGTGCTCACCGAGGGCTGGGACGATCCGTCCGTTTCCGTCTGCATCCTGGCGCGGCGCCCGCAGCATGCCGGGACGTTCCTGCAGATGGTCGGTCGCGTCTTGCGGCCGGCGCCGGGCAAGACGCACGCGACGCTGATCGACCTCTGTGGCTCGGTGCACGACCACGGACCGCCGGAGATGGAGCGCGAGTTCTCGCTCGACGGTCGCGGCATCAAGAAGGTGGACCGCGACGCGATTCGGCAATGCCTCAGTTGCGGTGGCGTGTTTCTCGCCGGGCCGACGCACTGCCCGATGTGCGGGTGCGAGCTGCCGCGGCGCGAGATGGCGCTGCCCGTCGAGGTGGGCGGCGAGCTCGTGGACCTGGCGACGCTGCCGAAGCTGCCGCCGAGGACGGTGACGCTGAGCATCACGGCCAAGTACGCCGGCTGGTGCCGCGCGTGTTCGTCGCCGATCGCGGTGGGCGAGCAGATCTACTGGAGTAGTGGCGGCGGGAAGGGGAGCGCACGACACGCGGAGTGTCCAATCAGGAGTGCAGCGGTATGAGCGACGCTCTGGAATCTCTAGTCCTGCGCGCTGCCAATGAGCGCATCGATCAAATCGAAAAACGCATCGACGCGTTGCGCCCCACATGGATCACCGTCGAGACCTACGCTGAGCGGAGGTCGATCGCGGAGTCGACGGTGCGCGCCGCGGTGAAGTCCGGTCGCCTGCCGGCGATGGCATACGGAGACACTGGTCGCACGTACCGAGTGCGTGCTGATGTCGAGATCGGCGAGCCGGTCGTCGACTCACTGGAGTCGCTCGCTCGCGAGTTGTCTCGCTACGAGATAGCGGCAGGTCGAGCAGGCATGACACTCCGCGATTTCGTCGTGGCCGCATGCGACGCGGTTGTCACCTACGGAGTCGGCTACCCCAATCGCAAACCAGACGAAGGGGATCCGTTTTGACCTCCAAAGAAGCCAAACGCCTGCGCGTGTGCATGCACTGCGAGCGTCCCGCGATCGTCGCGTCACGTCGCGACGGAGCCGGTGAGCGCGCTGTCCTGTGGTGTACGCAGTGTCATCGGCTCGCGTGCGCGGGCGACTCGTTCGTGAAGGTGCCAACCGCCGGGCTGCCTGCCGTGCCGGGGCCATCATGACCGAGTCCCAACTCCAAGACGCGATCCGCTTGGTGCTCAACCACCCGGACCTCGTGCTGTACCGCAACAACTGCGGCATCGCCGAGATGCGCGGTCACAAGGTTCGCTTCGGCGTCGGCTCGCCCGGTGGCGCGGACCTCATCGGCTGTTTCCGCGGTCGGTTCCTCGCCGTCGAGATCAAGACGCCGACAGGCCGACAGAGCCCGGAGCAGCGCGCGTTCCAGCAGCTCATTGAATCCAAGGGTGGCATCTACGTGATCCTCCGCAGCGTCGAGGACGCGCGCGCGTGGCTCGCGCAGCTCACCCGCACCGAGGCCGCGTGATCGCCGTGGATGCCCGCGCCAGGCTGTCTACGCTCGACGCTGCGTGTCTGTGTGCCGAGCGCGGACTGCACGTCATCCCGGTCTGGCGGACCGTCGCCGGGCAGTGCCCGTGCGCGCGCGGCAAGGACTGCATCAGCCCGGGCAAACACCCAGTCATCGACGCATGGCAGACATCAGCGACGACCGAGTTGACCGTGCTGCGCGACTGGTTCGCCGCGGACCGACACAACCTCGGCGTGGTCTGCGGCGCATCGGATATCTGCGTCATCGACATCGATCCACGCAACAAGGGCGCCGAGACGTTCGCTGCACTCACGGCCGAGCTCGGGCCGCTGCCCGGCACCGTCAGCGCCGACAGCGGCGGCGGTGGTGAACACTACGTATTCCGTCGCCCGCCTGGCGAGTTGCTTTCCAAGCTCGGCCCCGGTGTCGACCTGCTCCATGGTGCGCGGCAGTTCCTTGTCGAGCCGTCGCTCCACGCCTCCGGCAACCCGTATCGCTGGAAGCCGGGGCGCGCGCCCGACGAGGTGAAGATCGCCCAGCTGCCCGACGCGTGGATCCGCAAGGCCCAGCGCCCAGCCGTCGTTCGCACGTGGACGGCACCCGTCGTATCCACCGACCAGCGCGTTCGCCGAGCGTCCGCGTACCTGGCGAAGCTGCCCGGTGCAGTCTCCGGCGACGGCGGACACACCGCGACGTTCAACGCGGTGGCAACCATCATGTTCGGCTTCGACCTCGACGCCGCGACGACGTACCAGCTCATCGCGCATGAGTACAACCCGCGCTGCGACCCACCGTGGTCCGAGCGCGAGCTCAAGCACAAGATCGATTCCGCCGCCAAGAACTGCACGCGCACGCGTGGCTACCTGCTCGACGACGATCGCCGCCCAACGCGCACGACCGAGCAGGCGGCACGACAAGCGCCGGCGCCGACCGACAGCGAGCCGGAGAACTGGGCGGCGCAGATCATCGCGACCGACAAGGGCAAGACAAAGCGCGGCTACCACAACGTGCTGACCTTCGTGCGGCTCTACCCGGACTACCGCGGACGCTGGAGCTTCGACACCATGACCGGCGATGTCTGGTTCGGCGACGCGAAGATGCCGGATACGTTCGTGCACGAGATTCGGGCGCACGCCGATCGGCGCCTCGGTTTTACGCCAAGCCGCGACGACGTCGAAGCCGCGATCCAAACGTGCGCCGAGCAACGCCCCTTCCATCCGATCCAGAACTACCTGCGCTCGGTCGACTGGGATGGCGTGCCGCGCCTGCGGTCAATGGCGCGCGACTACTTCGGCAGCGACAGCGATCTCCACGCCGAGCTGGTGCGGAAGTGGATGATTAGCGCGGTCGCTCGGGCCATGAACCCGGGCTGTAAGGTCGACACGGCGCTGATGCTCCACGGAGAGCAGGGCTACTTCAAGTCGACGTTCTTCTCGATCCTCGGAGCCCAGTGGCATGCCGACTCCGCGATCGACATCTCGAACAAGGACAGCTTCCAGCAGATTCACGCCGCGTGGATCTACGAGTTCAGCGAGCTCGAGAACGTCGTGCACGGACGCGCCGAGTCGCGGCTCAAAGCGTGGCTGACGTCGACGCACGACATGTACCGCGCGCCGTACGCGCGCACCGTCGTCCGCAAGGCGCGCAGCTGCGTCATTTGCGGCACGACGAACCGGAAGCAGTTCTTGACCGACGAAACCGGCACGCGCCGGTTCTGGGTCGTACCCGTCTACCAGATCGTCCCGCGCGAACTACTCGCGGAGATGCGCGACCAGCTCTGGGCAGAAGCGTTCGCTGCGTACGAAGCCGGCGAGAAGTGGTGGCTCGAACGCGAACAAGACGCCGAGCTCGAGGAAGCGAACATCGACTTCAGCGACGAGGACCCGTGGCAGCAGCCGATCGCATCCTGGCTCACACAACCGACGATCACGGAGATCACGATGTCAGAGCTGTGCCTGATAGCGCTCAAGCTCGAGGTGAGCCGACACGACTCGTCCACCACTCGCCGTGTTGCGAAGGTGTTGGCCAGGTTGGGGTGGCGACGCAGGCGTGAGACCAACGGCGATCGAGTCTGGCGCTATGTGCGAGGTGACTCGTGACGTCCCACTCTCGTCCCAGTTCGGTCCCACTTCGCGAAAACGCGAATCCTCAATCGTTGTCTATCACTGTCCTACTGTCCTGCTTGTCCCAGATAGATCTCCAAGAAGGAATAGAGAATAGAGAGAGTGGAGAGAAGAGAGAAATCCGAGTGGCCGAAGTGGTCCGGAGGGACAGCTCCGCGAGATCACTCGAATCGCGACTGGGACGGCTAGTAGGACGGAAGCGGGACGGCTCACGGCGAGGTGTGTCGTGACACGTGGAACACGTTCACGGCAGCGCGAGAGCAGTTCGGTCGACGCGCCTGCGATCAGCGCGCGTGCAGCGGTGCGGGGCGCGAGTGGCGATCCCGCGCGAGGTGCGTACTGCACGCCGCTGTACGTCGCGCGGGCGCTGCCTGCATTCGACCTGGACCCGTTCACAAACGATCGATCGCACATTCGCGCCACCGTCACCTGCCAGATCGAGCGCGGCGACGACGGGTTCGGTTCGGGCGATCCGGGATCGTTTCGCGTCGGCGCAAACGGTTACGGCCGCGCTCGCGCCGCGAGTCGTGTCTGGCTCCAGCCCGATTACACCGAGACGCTGCGCGCCTGCCGCCACTACCTCCACACGCGCTTCGTGGCGCTCCTGCGCTTCGACCCACGCCCCGAGTGGGCGGATCTGATCGGCGGCGCGTCGGGCTGGATCGGCGTCCTGTCAAACAGCCCCGGCCGCTCGAGCTTCGAGTTCGAACCGGCGCCGGGCGTGGTCGCCTCGAGCAACACGTTCCCCCACGCACTCTACGCCCGCCACTACGACGACGTCACCCCTGCGATGCGCGCGCTGTGCTCCTACCCCGAGGGCACCGCACGCCACTGGCGCAAGCGGTCCGCGCTCGACGGCGCTGGCGCGCGCGACTGGCTCCGTGCGTGGGGCCTCTCTCCTGACCTCTTCACTACGAAAGACGATCCGACATGACGACGACACCTGGCAGCCGCCAGCAGAACATTCCCGGAACGGAGCCCTCGAACGCCCGCGTCGCCGACGCCATCGAGCGCTGGCTCGAGCGGCTCGAGCGTAAGAAGCAAGCAGCCGAGCTGGAGGCTGAAGCCGACGATGCCGTGGTGATCGCCATGGTCGAGGAGCGCGTGCCGTACTACCCGTACACAGATCCTGAGACCGGCAAGCGCAAGTACCGCGTGGTCGATACGACGCCGCGAGGGAAGTCGATCTCGGCGCGGCCACAGGCGCCTGCGGACGTCGAGACCGACGAGCCGGAGGTGTCTCCTGACGCGGAGCAGTCGACGCCGGTGGAGCGCGTGGAGCACCGCAAAGTGAGCCGCTCGAAGGCGAAGAAGGACATCGCGGCCGAGGAGAAGGCGAGGGCTGATCGAGCCAACGGCCAAGCGAGCGACGTCGGCGAGTTCCGCAAGGCGCGCTCGTACGGAGACGACGCGTGACCGCGGACTGGCCCGCCATCGGCACGACGTGGGTCGACAGCATGGGGCGCACGCTCGTCGTCCGCGAAGTGAATCCAAAGTCGCGACGGGACAGGCAGGTCGTCGGCGAGGTTGATGGCAAGCCGTACGCGTGCTCGTCGGCCGTGTTCGACGTCGTATGGCGCAGTGGGGCTGTCGAGGGAATTACGCGCGCCGAGGTGCAAGCGGCCACGAGTGAAGCGGCGCTCGTCGGTAAGCTCACGCCGCTGTACACGAGCGACGGCAAGGCGCTGCCGTACACGAGGCGGTCGTGACGCGGCGCCAGCTGTCGTTCTGGACAATCTACCTGCCGCATTGGATCTCAGGCGCGGTCGCACTGTTCGTGATCGCGATGTGGCCGTCGTACGGCGGAACGGCGGTCGCGATCCAGATCGCATTCCAGGTGGGGATGCTGATCGGCTCGGTGCTCAACGACGTGCGCAGCGGCGACATCGTCGACCGCGACGTCAAGCCCGAGAACGTGCCGCACGACGCGGCGGAAGGAGCATGAGGATGAAGTTTCGAGTCACCATGAAAGATCCTGACACGCTCCACGACGCAATTCGTGAGGCAGTCGAGCGCGAGGTTGCAGCAATGCCCGACCTCGACGATGACGAGCGCGAAGCCATCATCGAGAAGCGCAACGAGAAGGTCAGCGACAAGTGCGACCGCTGGTTCAAGTACAGCGAGTACCTGACCGTTGAGATCGATACGGAAGCGATGACCTGCGTCGTCGTGCCGGAGCCCCGCTAGCCATGGGCCCGACCTACCTCGTGCGCCCGGTGGTGTTGCTCGACTGCGACGGCGTCTTGGCCGACTTCATCGGCCGCGTCTGCGACACGATCGAGGCGTTCGGCGGTCCGCGCTATGAGCCGCACCACGTCACCGAGTTCAACTTCACGAAGGCGCTCGGCCTCGATGACTCGCTCGCTCGCAAGGTGAAGCGCGCGATCAGCGATGACAGCGCGTGGTGGTCGACGCTGCCGCCGTTCCCGGAGGCCATCACGGGCGTCGCCGCGCTGCGCGAAGTCGCTGACGTCTACATCGTTACGTCGCCCTGGAACAGCAACCGCACGTGGCTGCATGCGCGTGAATCCTGGCTCAAGCACCACTTCGACATCCCGCATTCGCACGTGATCGCGTGCTCGGCGAAGCACCTGGTGCGCGGCGACGTCTTCGTCGACGACAAGACGGAAGCCGTCGCTGCATGGCAGGCCGCGCACCGCGACGCGATTGCCGTGCAGTGGGAGACGCCGCACAACCGCAACGACGGCTGGACGGGGCGATCGACGCGCTCGTGGGCCGACGTCCGCCACCTCACCACCGTGCGCGCGGAGGCGCGGGTGTCGTGAGTGGCGATGAGTTGTACCTGATCGTGCTCGCCGGTTGGGCAGCCGTCACCCTCGTGATCGCCGGTGTCGTCCGCGAGTACACCGGGAAGTGGGGTGACGGCGCGGTGCTCGCGTTCGCGTGGCCAATCGCGGCGCCGGTCGTGATCCTCGTGGGCTTGGGCTGGTGCCTCGCCTGGCTCGGTCGCGCGCCGACGCGCTACTTCGTGCGGCGAGCTCGGGCTCGAGGCGGAGCGGAACGCATCGCCCGCGCAGAGGTGCACCGTGGCTAGCACCTGCGAACACGGCAGGCCGGGCGGCGCGATGTGCCCGCACTGCCTTGGCGTCAACAGCGCGACCATGCCCGCTAGCCTCGCCTCCACGCTCTACGCGGCGTACGCGCGTGAGCGAGGCCCCGAGTGCAAGGTCTGCCAGGCGCGGCCGAACGCCGACGGCGAGCGCATTCACGGCAAGGGCTGCTACATGCTGAGCGAGGACGGCGGTGGCTCGGACTGGCCCTACGTGCCAACGCTCGCCGAGCAGGACGAGGACACCCGCGCCGCCTGGGAGCGCGTGGCGGAGGTGGCGCGCGATCAGCTCGCTCCGATGCCGGTGTTCCAGGTGCCGCCCGGCATGACGCTCGCCGATGTCGCGCGCGCGGTCGACAAGCTCAACGTCGACTCGGCGCGGTCGCTCGTTCTCGAATCCGCCACCTGCGAAGAGCCCATCCCGTGTGGGCAGTGCGATACGTGTCACGCCGAAGCGAAGCGCGACAACGCCGCCCGCGAGCAGCCGCCGGCGTTCGAGGGCACGGTCGACGAGCTCGACGCGAAGCTCACCGTCGACGTTCACTGCCAGAGCAGCGCCGTCGTCGACGCCGTGCGCGAGGGCCAGGAGCGGTTCCAGGTCGCCGCGCTCGCATCCGCGATCGAGGCGTTCGGCGCGAAGGGCACGGTCTTCAAGATCGTGCTCGGCCTGCTGCTGCTCGCGCGCAAGGGCGGCCGGTTCGACGGCGCCGAGCACGACGAGATTTTCGCGGGCGATGGCGTCGAGTTCGAGAAGCTCACCGACGCCGAGCGCGAGGCGCTGTACGACCACGGCTGGCGCTACCGCGACGGTGGCTGGGCGAGGTTCGTGTGATCGCCTGGCTCCTCCAGCTCCTGCTCTGCACGTTCGACCTGGGCCACTGCACCCGCCTCGCCTGGACCGCCGGCGGCCCGCGGTGTGTCGAGGTGACGCTCGCGCCACGGTGCGAGCAGGTCGAAGGATGGCACGTCGTGCTCGGCACGCCGGTGTGCTGCACCCGCAAGCGAGCGAACCGCCCGTCACGCTCAAGCTCGTATCGGCGAGCGAAGGAGCGCCCACCCTGAGCCATAGCCGCTCCGCCCCGGCGTCCCCACGCCCGAGCAGAGCCTGTCTCGCGTAGCCACCCGGCCGCTGCTCGACGTCTCCACCCTACACGGAGCCGTCGAATGTCGCCATCGCTTCCGCCCGAGCTCGTCGCCGATATCCGCAACCTCGGCCGCTGTGCACGCTGCCCGCGTGACCGCGAGCCCGACAGCGACCACTGCACGGAGTGCGAGTCGAAGCTCAAGGGCTACGCCGCCAAGTCGATGTCCAAGTCGCGTGGCGAACGCCGCGCCGCGCACGAGTGCATCCAGTGCGGCGAGAAGTTGCCGAAGGAATGGCCGGGAACGCGATGCAGGCGCTGCCGCCACGAGAACGCGAAGGCCGCCGCTCGGAGGCGGCGTGTTAAGCGTACGGCGCGGAGTGTTAAGCGTGCTCGGCGAGATCCCGCCCCCGCACGCGGCCACTACAAGACCGAGGTGTACGCGGACGGCGCCGAGCGGACCCGGTACGTCGGTCAGTCGCATCGCGGCGGCCCGACGCGTGTAGAGCAGGATGCGTCGGCGGCCAAGCTGGTGATCGAGGTGCACGGCGCCACGAAGACGTGGCTCGACGAGCGGATCGAGAAGCAGGCGGCCGTCGACGCGCTGCCCCGGATCCAGCGCGCGGCGGGGCGGAAGCTGCTCGCGGCGCAGGTGACGTACCTTGGGCGGCTCCTGATCCAAGCAGGCGCCGAGTACGGAGACGACACGGCGCGCGCGTGGCTACAGGCGCTGGAGCAGGAGGAGTAGCCGATCGCCCCGATTCCGCGCAGTTGCGACGCTGCGGAGGTGAGCGAAAAGAAGGTCTACGGCGCCGCCGCGGATCCGACGAAGCGGTTCCAGCCCGGCGTTAGCGGGAACCCCAAGGGCCGGGCCAAGGGCATCGAGACGATCGCCCGCGCGTTCCTGAATGGCCGCACGTACACGGACTCCAAGGGAATCGAGCACAAGGGTGCCGACGCGCTGCTCTGCTTCCTGTGGGAAATCGCCGAGGACAAGAAGGCGAACGATCGCGATCGCGTCGTTGCGATCCGCGAGTTCTTTGACCGCAGCTTCGGCAAGGCGCAACAGAACGTCTCGATCACCGACAGCGCCACCGACGACGAGGACGAGAGCGACCTCGAGGGGCTATCGATCGACGAGCTCCGCGTGCTCGCCAAGGTGCGCGCGGCACGCGATGGCACCGTCCACTGAAACGAGCCTGGCCGCAGAGCGTCAGCGCGCGCTGAGGCGCCTGCTGCGGCTGTCGTTCGCTGACTTCGCGGCCTACTTCTGGCCGCGGATGACCGGCCTTGCGTGGCCGGACAACACCGCGACGCGGGCCCTGACGTCGGCGCTGCAGTCGGTCGCCGATGGCCGGATCTGGCGGCTGCTCGTCGCGATCTCCCCGGGCATCGGCAAGTCGACGATGCTCGCGCTGTACTCCGCGTGGCGCCTGGCTCGTCGCGCGGACTGGCGTGCGCTGCACGCGATGGCGGCGTCGACGGACGCGAACCGCGAATCGCTGCGCGTGAGACGCCTGGTGCAACACGAGGATTTCGCGCGGCTGTTCCCGCACGTGGTGCTCGCCGAGGACGAGCAAACCGTGCAGTCGTGGGCGACGACGAAGGGAGGCAGGTACTACGCGCTCGGCACCGACACCGCGATCACTTCTAAGCGCGTGCTTGAGATCGTCGTCGACGACCCGATGTCGGCGCTCGACCGGCACTCGAAGGCCGAGCGCGATCGGGTATGGATGTGGCTCGACGAGGCTGCCACGTCGCGCCTCGACGGCGATCGCGCCCCGGTGATCATCGTCGCCCAGCGCCTGGACCGCGACGACATCCACGCGCGATGCCTCGGCAGCTCGAATCAGTGGGTCATGCTCGAGCCGGCCGCCGAGCGCGACGGACGAGGCCTCGAGCTGCGCGACCACGCCGGCGATCTCGTGTGGAGCGACGACCGCGCGCCCGACGAGTTGATCGCGCCGCAGATGTTGTCGCGCGAGAAGCTCGCCGGCTTCTCCAAGGCGGTGCGGACGACGCAGTATCAGCAGCGCCCCGACGAGAGCGGCGGCGGTGCGATCGCGCGGGACGCCTGGCGGTTCCACGCTCCGGCGGGCGCAAACCCCAACGCGCCGCGGCCGCGGGGATGCGCGACACAGGATGTGTCGCCGACCGTTGAGACGCCAGCATCGTTCAGCCACATCGTGATCTCGCTCGATCCGACGTTCGGCGGGACGAAGACGCAGAACGACTTCGCGAGCGCGCAGGTCTGGGGCGCATCGGGATCGGGGCGCTACCTGCTCGCTCGATGGAAGAAGCGATCGAAGCAACGCGAGCAGAGGTTTGCGCTGAAGGCGTTCCGCGAGCGCTTCCCCGACTCGACGATCATCATCGAGAAGGCCGCCGGCGGCGAAGGCATGGCGGAGGAGCTCGAGGCCGAGACGCCGCCGGTGAAGCGAATCGAACTGATCACCGTCGGGACGCACACCGGCGGCAAGGCCGCGCGGCTCGACAACGTAAGCCCGACGATCGAGCAGGGCTTCGCGTACCTACCGATCGGGATGCCCGAGCTACAGGACTTCGTGGACGAGCTCGCCGGCATGACGCCGCATGACGACGACATGGACTCGTGCTCGCAGGCGCTGCACTGGTTAAACATGAAGGCGGGCAAGCCGAAGCCGGTGCCCCAAGGCGGCTCGCGCGGCACGGCATCAACGGTAGTTGCTGCGGCGCCCGTCGCTCAATCTGCGCCGTCCATCTACGCCGCGATCGGCGCCGCCGCGCGCCCGAGGTGATTCGCCCCGCCGCGCCAGCGTCGGCCACTGTTTCGCCAGAGATGGCGAACGCTGGCCGATTCCAGAAGGGCGACGATCCGCGGCGCCACACGCCCGTCGCGAAAGCCAAAGGCGCCCCCGGCTCGACCGGCGTCATCTCATACAGCGGCTACCTCCAGTCCAGCGAGCCCGGCGAGATCACCGGCCGCCAAAAGTGGATCGAATACTCCAGAGCCTGGGCGCATCCGCCCGTCGCGATCTGGGCGATCCTCCGCTCGGCGCTGCTCTCCGGGATGAAGTGGTCACTGACGGAGAATCCCGCCGGCGGCGCACAGGCGAAGCGCGGCGTCGAGATCGTCCAGCAGGGGTTGCTCGACGCGCGGCTTTCGCGCCCGTGGCCGCAGATTGTCGCGAAGGCGCTGCTCGCCGACGCGAACGGGTTCTCGCTCCACGCGACGGCGCTGGGCCGCCGCAAGGACGGGCTCGTCGTCTACACCGACATCGCGCATCGCCCGCCGCACACCGTCGAGAAGTGGCTGCGCAAGGTCGAGAACGACGAGACCACGCCGTTTGTCGCCGTCGAGCAGACGACCGCGAGCGGCAAGCGGTTCCCGGTTCCGCTCGACGAGTGTCTGTATCTCGTCAGCGACACGCTGACCGACTCGCCCGAGGGTGCCGGGTTCCTGCGACTCGTCGCCGAGCGTCTTCGGAGGATCTCGAAGTACGAGCGGCTCGAAGGCTCGGAGCTGTTCTCTTCGATGGGGGGCACACCGATCGCGCGCGCGCCGCTCGAGGAAATCGCGAAGCACGCAGCGCAGCAGCCGGGCGCGACGGACGCGACCATCACCGCGGCGATCTCGAGCGCGACGACGGCGATCGAGACCGCGGTGTCAGAGCGGATCAAGACGCCCGACGTTCAGCAGTACCTGAAGCTCGACTCGGCGACGTACAAGGGCGAGAACCCGGACACGATCTCGTCGACGCAGAAGTGGGCGATCGAGACGGTGAAGGGCGAACTGCAGGGGCTGCCCGAGATCCGCAAGATCATCGCCGACCTGACGCTTGACGTCGCCCGCATGCTCGGCGTCGAGTTCGCGTTCATCGGCGGCGGCGACACCAGCGGGACGCAGGCGCTCCACGAGTCCAAGACCTCGGTCTTCGCGCAGTCGCTTCAGGCCGGCGCGGCGCGTGTCGCGCAGTCAGCGGATCAGCAGCTCGTGCGGCGGCTCGTCCGCGCGAACGGGCTCGATCCGGACGTCGCCGCACCGTACCTGACGCCGGCGGCAATCTCGTCGAAGGACGTCGAGAAGGTCGCTAGGGCTCTTGGTCTGCTCAACATGGCCGGCCTGGCGCCGAACCACCCGGCGAAGATCGCGATGTTCGAGGCGCTGGAGCTGCCGTGGCAGGACGAGGCGGCAGGGCTGATGTTGCCGACGAGCGGAGGGGGATTCCCATGAGCCAACTCCTCACCTTCGCCAACACGGCGACCGCGACGATCTACGGCTCGCTCGCCGGCTGCCTGGCCTACCTCGGCGCGCGCACGACTGATTGGAATGCCGTCGCCACGGACGAGACGCTCTGGCGCTTGCTCGTCCAGGCGCGCGACCTGATCGACGCGCAGTCGTGGTCGTCTGCGTACGACACGTTCGCCGAGCGCGACGCGCTGGACCTCGGCACGGGATCGGGGGATGCCGCGTTCCCGTTCCGCGCCGCGGCGTACTTGCTGGCCGAGATGGGCCGCACGGATCCCTCGGTGCTGTCCGGCGCCGTCGAGAGCAACGTCTCTAGCATCAGCGACGGCAGCGCCAGCGTCAGCTACTTCTCTCCCAAGAGCCTCGCGCGCGGGACCGTGACGATCTTCCCGAAGCGGGTGATGGATCTGATCGGCGCGTACCTCGCGAAGACGAACCTCGGCGGCCCGCAGGGCGGCACGTCTGTCTCTGGCTCCGACGCGAACCCGTTCGACGAGGCCACCGACTTCGAGCCGGACGACGTATGAGCGACCTCGGCAAGCTCGTCGCGCAACACCTTGGCTCTGTGGCCGAGACCGGCTACGGCGCGATCACGCTCTCGCGCAAGACGGCGGGGACGTGCAACGCCAGCAACGTCACCGCAGGCAACGCGCCGACTTCGGTCGACTACCCGTGTCGCGGTCGGCTCTCGTCGCGACAGTCCACCGTCGTCGTGGGCGGCACGTACACGCGCGTGCAGACGCCGACGATCGTGATCCTGCGCGACTCGCTCCCCGTCGGTGTCCGTCCAAAGGTCGGCGACACGGTGACGCGAACTGGGACCACGTATCGAGTCCTCGAAGGCGGCACGTCGCGCGGCGGCAGCGAGGCCACCTACGAGTGCGCGGTCTCCGCGCCGGGCGGGTGACGCGTGAGTGAGCGCGACATGCGCAGGCTCAAGGCGCTGCTCGAGAAGCGGCTCGGGCTGTCATGGGCGGATATCACCGAGTGGCTCCGCGAGCAGAATTCCGTCGAGGAGATCGAGCGCCGTCTTGCGACCGGCCAGTGGGGCGAGCTCGTTCAAGGTGTCGACGCTGCGGGCAAGAAGCTCGCCGACGATCTGCACCAGGCGTACGTAGTCGCCGGGCAGACGCAGGCTGAGTGGCTCGACCGTCAAGAGCGGCTCGCCGACACGCTGGCTCGGTTCGACACCGGCCAGGCTGCCGTCGTCGATCGCCAGCGACAGAGCGAGGTCAAGCTCGTCGGCGCTATCACCGAGGAGAGCCGCACCGTCGTGCGGCAGATCCTCGTCGACGGCCGGCTCGCCGGCGAGCACCCGCGCGACATGGCCCGGCGGTTGGCCCCTGTCGTGCGCGACTCGATCGGGCTGACGCCGTCGCAAGAGAAATGGGTCTCGAACTACCGCCGCGCGCTCGAACAAGGCGACTACGCGCGCGCGCTCGGCTACGAGCTGTCGAGCGGGAACGCGGATCGCACAGTTCAGTCGGCGCAGAGCCGCGGTAAGGCCCTCAGCCCCGCGCGGATCTCGGAGATGGTCGACGCGTACCGGCGCAACGCGATCGCGTACCGGGCCGAGACGATCGCGCGGACCGAGGCGCAAGGCGCAGCCGAGGCAGGCGCTCAGGATGCGCTGCGGCAGGCCGTCGACCGCGGCAACGTGAAGGCGGAGGAGTTGATCGTCATGTGGCATGCCGGGCCGGGAACGGCCGACGCGCGCGAGATGCACCAGGCGATGGACGAGAAGACGGTGCGGTTCGGCGAGGACTTCATCCTGCCCGACGGGACGGCGATGCGGGGGCCGCACGACTCGCGCGGCGGCGCGCGTCATAACGCGTCCTGCCGGTGCACGTCGAGCACGACGATCGATCTGGACCGGGCACCGGAGATCGATCTGGATGTACCTGCAGCGGCGCCTGTACCAGTACCTGCGGCGACCGTCGAGGAGCCACCCGCGCAGCCCAAGAACCCCAGGCGCGTGGCTGCCGCAAGGCTCGCCGCTGCGGCATCGGTCGAGCGGCGACGCGAGATCCACTCGGCGGCGCGCAGCAATCTTCCTCCAGAGTTGCACGTAGTCTGGGACAAAGAGGGCCACAAGTTCATGAGGGAAGAGGCCGCCCGGATCCGTGGGGTCAAAGACCGCGTGAACGCGTCGTCCACGCTCTCTCAGGCGTTCGCGGAGAAGTACGGCTCAGGCGCTGAGACCGCGTTCGGCAACGAAGGCGATCGGTACTTCCGGCGCGCCGAGCTCGAGGCAGAGCACGCGATATCGTGGGCCGACGAGCAGGAACGGAAGTACTACGCCGAGGCCGAGGCGGCGGCAGCGCGCGGAGAATTGAACGACGACGACGATGTGCCCTTCTGATACGATAGGCGCGATGGTCGGCGACGACAGGCACGCGGCGATCCTGCGCAGAGTTGCGCTGGTCGCTCTCGACGAAGCCCAGGCGGCGCAGCGGCTGGCGCAAGAGGCTCCGAGTGAAGGTCTCACGCGCGCAGCGTTCCGTGCATGCGTGTTCGCGCGTCGCGCTCTGCTCCGGGCGTCCGAGGTGCAGTCGGACAGCCGCAAGGAAACGAAGATGATCGAGCTGTCCATGGTGATGGCCGAGGCCGCCGAGGCGTTGAGCGCCAGTCTCGTTCGTTTCGCAGGGTAGTTCGCGCGCCACTGCGGCTGAATCGCCCCGCCGCTCCTGAACCCTGAGACTGGGTTCCAGATGAGCGAGCCCCTTCGAAAGATCGAGACCTCGGTCTGCAAGGTCGATCGAAAGCTCGGGCTCGTCTTCATGCGCGCCATTGTCTGCAAGATCGACGGCGAGCCGTACTACGACCTCGGCTCGGTCGACGAAAGCACCGGCGAAGCGTACGCGGACCACATCTCCGAGGAGGAGATGCTGGAAGCCGTCACCGACTTCATGCTCAAGGCGCGAACCGTCAAGGCCATGCACGCCGGCGGTTCGCGCGGCGTCGTCGTCCACTCCTGGCCCGAGACGGCCGAGACGGCGAAGGCGTACGACGAGCCCGCGCCGCGGATCACCGGCTGGAAGGTTGCCGTCAAGGTCGACGACGACCTGCTCGCGAAGCTCGAGAGCGGCGAGATGACCGGCAGCTCGATCGGCGGCCGGGCGCAGCGCGAGAAGGAGTCGACGTGATCGAGTCCAACAAGAACAAGCTGCCCAAGGCGCGGCTCGGGAAGCTCGTGATCGACGAGTTGTCGATCGTCGATCGGCCCTGCGTCGAGCCGGCGACCGTGATGCTGATGAAGCGCGCTACCGACGACGAATCGCACGCAGCGGCACACGAATCGCCCCGTCCGCCGGCCCTCACTAGAAAGGTATCCACCATGACGCTCGATGAAGCCCTCGCGGAGATCAAGGACCTGAAGGCCAAGCTCGCCGAGCTCGACAAGTCCAAGGAGGATCTCGAGGAGATCAAGGACGAGGCCGAGAAGCGCGCGACCATGACCGACGCGCAGCGCGCGCACTACAAGACGCTCGACAAGGCGGACGCCAAGGCGTTCCTCGCGAAGTCGGCAAGCGAGCGCGACGCGGACGTAACGAAGCGCCTCGCGGGCGATCCGGTCGAGGTCGAGTTCAACGGCGTCGAGTACCGCAAGAGCTCGGGCCCGGCCGTCATCGAGCTCGCGAAGGCGGCGAAGGCGCAGGCCGAGCAGCTCGCCAAGCGTGACAACGAGATCAAGAAGGCGCGCATCCGCAAGGCGGCGTCGGAGATCCTGAAGAACGCGCCCGGCACCGACGCGACGCACGACTTCATCGTCGAGCAGCTCGAGGGCAACGCAGACGCGATGGCGACCCTGAAGGGCCTCGTCGCCACCTCGTCGATCGGCAAGTCGGCGGCGGGCGCCGGCGGCGAGGCAATCGTCGACACCGGCCCGCAGGCCGAGTTCGACGCGCTCGTCGCCAAGCACGTCGAGATCCACAAGTGCGACGCCGGCACGGCGCGGCTCGCGGTCACCAAAACCGAACGCGGTCGCGCTCTCTACGGAGAGATCGAGCTGCTCAAGAAGCGTCGCTAAGGGCCACGTCGCCCCGTCAACACCATCGACCTGACCCACATCACGGAGCAAGACCATGACCACCGCGAACGCCGTCGAGCAGGACCCGCACTACATCGAGATTCCCGCAGGTTCGAATCTCTCGTCGTACCAGTACCGCTTCATGACCAACACGAGCGGTCAGGCGGCGCTGCCGTCGTCCGGCGGTGCGGTCATCGGCGTGCTGACGAACGATCCGGACGCCGCCGACAAGCCGGCCACGATCCAGTACTCGGGCATCGCACTCGTGCTCGCGGCGGGCTCGATCACAGCGGGCGGCAAGGTGCAGTCCGACGAGAACGGCAAGGCCGTCGCTCAGTCCGGCACCGGCATCCCGGCCGGCTGGGCGATGAAGACCACCGCGGCAGACGAGTACTGCCCGGTCCTCCTGGCGAACCAGGCAGGCGTCGCCGCCGTGACGAGCGAGGAGACGGTGACGAGCGGTGCGCTGTCGCTGAATCCGCAGTTCACCTACCTCTCGGTCACCGGCACGCAGGCGTACACGCTCGCGGCCGGCACCTACGTCGGCCAGCGGAAGATCATCGAGTGCACGGTCGCTGCGAGCACGCCGGTCGGCACGCTGACGCTCGCCGACGCCTACGGCACCGAGCCCCTGACTCACGTGTTCCGCGCGGTCGGCCAGAAGCTCGTGCTCGAGTGGCGCACCGGTGGCTGGAAGGTCCTCGACAAGAAGCGCGCCGGCGCGATGACGGTCGTCGTCGGCACCACGGTGCTCACCGGCGAGGACATGGTCTATCGCTACGAGCTGTCGGTGACCGGCACCGTCGCGTCGGACAGCACCAAGGGAATCCCCGACGGTCTCGTCGCCGGCGAGACGATCGACGTGCAGGTCACGACGGCCGCGTCCACGCCCGATGGCGAGATCAACATCACCGCCGAGGATCTCGACGGTGCCGCAGCCACGAAGATCGACACGATCGACGGCACCACCAGCCACATGTTCCGCGGGATGTGGACCGGCCTCAAGTGGCAGACGGTCGCCATCACCGGAGTCGTCCTCGCGTAACCGGGCATCGCCCAGCAACACCAACCGGAGCAACTGAGCCATGACCCGTCCCACTTCCGCCGATGCCCACGTCGCCCAGGTCATCACCGACTGGGCGATCGCCTACGCCAACGAAGCCACGTCGTACAAGTGCGACTTGCTGTCGCCGAACGTCCCCTCATCGAAGCGAGAGGCGAAGTTCTACACCTACGACAAGGCGCCGTGGTTCACGGACGAGATGCAGAAGCGCGGCGAGGGCGCTCCAGTCCCGATGTCGGGCTACACGCTCTCGACCACGCTGTTCGAGATCGACACGTGGTCGCTCGGCAAGCCGATCGACGACCAGGCCCGCGACAACGAGGACGACATCCTCGACTCCGACGAGGACGCCGCGCGCTTCCTGATGGAGAAGGAGCGCATCCGTCGCGAGAAGGCGTTCGCCGCGGCCTGCCTCGCGACCTCGAAGTGGTCGCTCGACGTGACCGGCAACACGTCGGCGTCTGACTACACCGCGAACACGGTCGCGCAGTGGGACGACTCGGACTCGAACCCGCTCGTCGACATCGCGACCTACAAGACGCGGATGAAGCTCGCGACGGGCCTGGATCCGAACGTCTTCGTCTGTGGCCGCCAGGTCTGGGACATCGTCAAGAACCACGCCGACATCACCGACCTGCTCAAGGGCGGCGCAACCACGGCCAACCCCGCGAAGGTCACGCAGCAGGCGGTCGCCGCGCTGTTCGAGCTCGAGGACATCATCGTGATGGACGCGGTCGAGAACACGGCCGCGGCACCGAAGGCGATGACCGGCGCGTTCATCGCGGGCAAGCACGGCCTGCTCATGCATCGCAACATGAACGCGGGCCGCAAGGGTGCGACCGCGGTCAAGACCATCACCTGGAAGCGCCCCGGTACCGACGCGCGCGGCTTCCGCATGCTGAAGTCGGCGATCGACATCCACCGCGATCTGGTCGAGGTCGAGTCGAACTTCACGGTGAAGATCTGCGCGAGCGACCTCGGCATCTTCTTCAGCGGTCTGGTGGCGTAAGTCATGACTCGCCGGCGCCCCAGGGAGCGCCGCGAGTACCGCGCGGGCGAGCCGCTGATCGCGCGGCAGCCGCTGCAGTTCTCGGGGCAGAAGGTCGCGGCACGCGCTGTCGTGCCCGAGTCGATGTTCTCGTCCGAGCGCAAGCGGATGACGATGTGGCGGGCGAAGAAGGTCGACCACGAGCGCGACTTGCCCGCAAAGAAGTCTCCGCCGTCTCCGTCGCAGGCTGCGCCGGCCACCCCCTCCGAGGCCACGGTGCAGTCGCCGGAGGCGGCGGCGGTTGTCGTCGCGACCAGCGACGAGCAGCTCGCCGACGCCGAGCTCGAGAAGCTGACGGACCCCAAGCCCAAGGCTGACCGCCGTGGGCGAAGCCGCTGATCGCCTCCAGGCGAAGCTGTACTCGCTGATCGAGCGCGCCGCGAAGGCGCTGATCCTCGAAGTCAACCGCGAGCTGCGGAAGCGGGGCACCGGAACGCCGGTCGACACCGGCCACGCGCGCGCTTCGTGGATTCCCGCGGTCGGTGCGCCTACGCTGCTCGAGCCGGTCGGTGCAGATAGCTCGCTCGCGGCCGCCGGCGCTGCACGGGTGATGGCCTTCAAGCTCGGGCAGGGGATGCTGTTTATCTCCAACGTCGCGCCGTACATCTCGAGGCTCAACGCTGGGCACTCGAAGCAGGCGCCAGCGCTGTTCGTCGAGCGCGCGATCGCGGCGGCCATCGCGACGATCAAGGCGAAGACCGGCGTCGATTTCGGCTCCGTCACGGCGCTCTGATTCGCCCCACCTGGGTCGTGCGGCGACGCTCTCTACGTGACCGAGGAAGACGCGAACGAGGCGATCGCCCAGCACTGGAACACCGGCTGGATCGCCGTGCACGGGCCGCTGACCGCGGATCCGGTGACGTCTGTGATCGAGGGCGAGATCGCCGAGTCCGCTGCGGAATGGGTGAGGTTCTCGATCGTCCCTGCGGGCTCGCAGCTGCAGACGCTCGACGCACAGCAGCGCGAGCGCACGGGCTTCCTCTCCGTGCAGGTCTTCACCTCGCCGGTCGGGACCAGGAGATCGAGCGAGCTGGTCGACGATGTGCGGACGATCCTGGAGGCGCAGGTGATCGCGTCGGGGAGCGAGAGGATCTGGACGCACGCCGCGAGCTCCGGGCCTGGTCAGCCCGACGGCGCGTGGACCATGCGGCTGGTAACCGTGCCGTTCCGTTGGTACGGGTAACGGCAATCGCCCCGTCCTCGTCGTAGCGGCACGCTGTCTCTACCATGACCTACCAGGGCACCGGGCACCTTGTCGCGTTCGCGCGCGAATCCTCGGCAGGCGTCGCGCCGTCGACAGGCTGGCGCACCCTGGCACCGCTCCACACCGGCGGCGTCAGCGGCAACGTCAACACGCACGTGGACATTCTCGACGAGTCGATGTCCTCGCGGATGATGAACGGCAAGCCGGTGCACGTCGACAAGGACGTCACGCCGACGCTGACGTTCAACCTGAAGAAGTCGAACATCGACTTCTGGCTTCCCGCGCTGCTCCGCTCGACGCCGGTGACGCCGTGGGCGGGCGCGCAGGTGCTGTATGCGACGGCCGCGGTCGACGGCGGCGGCGGGGCCGACTCGTTCACGGTCTCGGGTGCGCCGACGCTGCCCGCCGGCACGCTGATCCTGGTCCGCGGCTTCGAGACCGACGCGAACAACGGCGTCTTCGTGCTCGCCGCGGGATCGAACGCGACGACGCTCAACGTCGCAACGGGCACGCTGACGGCAGAGACGATCGCGGCCGGTCTCGCGACGATCGAGGTCTGCGGCTTCCAGTTCACCACGGGCGATCTGCAGGTCAACGCGAGCAACAACCTGATCACGGGCAGCCAGGACCTCACGGTATTCGGCCTCGCAATCGGCCAGCCCATCCTCGTCGGTGGCTCGACGGCGGGCACGCAGTTCGCCACGCTCGGCGGCAAGGCGATCGCCTACGTGTCCGAGACGGTGACAACGAACCTGATCCAGCTCCAGTACCAGGCCAAAATCACCGACCGCAACACGACGACCACGTGGGGCGGCGCGGACAACGGCTCCGGCAAGACGGTGCGAATCTGGTTCGGCCCGTTCATCTACAACCTGCCGAACGAGTCGACGTCGCTGATCGCGCAGCCCTCGTGGCACATGGAGAGTCGCTACACCAACGGCGTCGCGGCCGACGCGCTGTTCGCCTACACCGAGCAGATGATCCTGAACCGGGCGACGCTGAACCTGGGCATCGCACAGGCGGCGACGTTGGCGCTCCAGTTCCACGCGCGCGAGGTCACGGATCCGGTCGCGGTCGCCGATCGCGTCTCGGGCCCGTCGGCGGCCTACCCGGAGATCGCCAAGGACCTGTTCGACGCGACCTGCGGCATGTGGCTGTCACGCGTGGTGAAGGAGAGCGACGCCTCGACGCTGATCGCTGAGATCAACGCTGCGACGATCACGCTGGCGCTGGGAGGGCAAGCACGCAAGCAGCTCGCGACGTGCGGCGCGGCCGGCTACGACTTCGGCTACTTCGCGCCGCAGATCGCGCTGACGCCGTACTTCGCTCGGGCGGCGACCATGGCCGCGGTGTCCGCGCTGACGGACTGCCGCTACGAGGCGCTGCTGTCGAACGGACAGGGCGCGCTGCTCGTGCACTCGCCATGCGGCACGCTCGCGAGGAACGGCGAGACGATCGCGGCGGGGCAGCCGGTGACGGAAGACATGAGCTTCACGCCGTACCCACACCCCGACACTGGGATCGGCATCTCGGTCGCGGTGTTCCCTCACGTGCCGTGGTGAATATGAAGGGCAAGACCATCAAGCTGACGATCGACACCGGCGCGTACGAGCTCGGGCCGGTGCCGCCGAACACGCGCGTCGTGATCGAAGCGGGCTACCTGTTCGCTGGCGGCGCGCGCACGCTGATCAATGAGGCGCTGCTCAAGACCGACGACGGCGCGGCGAGCAATCGCGCCGTGCTGGAACGGATCGCGGAGCGCGTCGTCGTGGCGTGGTCCGTCAGCGAGAAGCTCGATCGCGCGGCCGTCTCTCAGTTCCTGCTCGCGCTGTACGAGGAGCACGCCGATGCGGCGCTCGCGTTCTCGAAGGCGCTCGCCGACAAGACACGGTTCGCGCTGCCCACCCTCGTCGATGCGGAGGCGCTGGGGGAAGGGTAGCGGCCTGGCTCCAGTGGGAGCGCGAAGCCTCGCCGCACCTGCGACAGATGCGCCTGTGGAACCGGACCCGCGAACAGATGGGACCGGAGGCGCGTGCGATCTTCGCGCGTCAGCCTGAGCAAGACGAGGCGATGGGCGTCGTGCTGATGGCATGGGGCGACCTGTCGACGTGCCGGCCCGTCGGCATGGTCGAGGGCCGGATCCCGTGGGACAAGGCGAAGGACTGGGGAATCGAAAACGGCCTCGATGTCGACGAGCGGCGCCTGCTGTGGCGCGTGATCCAGCGGCTCGACATCGAGGAGATGGACCGTCGCGCCTTCGAGGCGAGGACGGATCGCCCCGCTCAGCCATCGCCGCGACGATAGGACATGTCCGACTACGACATCGTGATCAAGCTCGACCCAGGACAGCCCGTCCAGGGCGCGAAGCAGGTGACCGCCGCGGTCGCCGGCCTTGAGGCACAGGGCAAGAAGGCGAAAGAGGCCATGGACGGCGCCGCCAGTGCCGCCAGGTCGCTGAAGTCGATCGACTTCAAGCAGGCCGCCGCGGCCGGCGCCCAGGCGTGGGGCATCCTGTCGCAGAAGTTCGAGCTGGGGAACACCCTGCTCGGCAAGGCGATCGACTCGACGGTGAAGTTCGCGGCCCTCGGCGCGCAGCTCGGCGGCCCGTGGGGCGCGGCCCTCGGCGCGATCGCCGGCGGACTGATCGAGGTCACCGACAACATCACGGGCCTGCGTTCGGAGGTCACGAAGCTGGCCGAGGAGTCGAAGAAGCTGGCCGAGGACCACATCGCGAAGATGGGCGGCAGGCTCGGCGAGCTCGCGCGCGAGGCGAAGAAGACGGCCGGCGAGCTGAAGGAGATGAACGACGGCCTGTATGCGCTGCCCGGCGCGCTGGCTGCGACGTTCGATGCGTTCAACAAGGAGCGCGACGTCGTCAAGCGGGCGCGCGAGGAGATCGAGAAGTACAACGCGGCGAAGTTCGCGGCGTCGCCGCAGGGGAACGCGCTGAAGGGGTTCTCGGGCGGCGTCATGGGGCGCGAGGCGAAGCCGACGGCTGGCGGGGAGCGCCAGTACTACAACGGGCTCTCGCCGCTCGACTTCGCGCCGAGCCCGGCGCGCACGCCATACATGGGGCTCGGCGAGCGTGCGGACGGAGGGACTGGGCCGTACGCGGTCAACGTGACCGAGCAGCACGATCTCCAGGGGATCGCCCTCGACAACCTGAACACGAAGATCAAAGCGAACGCCGACGAGACCCTCCTCCTCGCCGCCAACACCCGCACATGGCGTCAGGAGCTCGCCGCGTCCAACACCGTCCTCCTGGCCGTGGTCGACGGTATCAAGCAGGCAGGTGCTTCGTTCGTCGACACGCTCGTCGATGGCGCGTTCGGCGCCGACGTGAGCTGGAAGCGGTGGGGCGAGGACATGCTCAAGATGTTCGCGAAGCTGATCCTCCAGGCGTCACTCCTCAAGGCGATCGGCTCACCGACGGGCGGCGTCGGCGGCACCGCGACCGGACTGTACAAGCTGCTCGGCTTCGCCAGCGGCGGCGTGATCATGCCGTCCGGCGGCGGCACGGCGGACACGCAGACCGTGGCGTTCCGCAAGAGCCCGAGCGAGACCGTGCACATCAACACGCCGGCGCAGGAAGCCGCGTACCGCAACGGGGGCGGTGGCGGCGGGCCCGTGAACTTCCAGATCGTGAACACCCCCGTCGACGACCGCGCGCTACTCCAGGCATTCAGCAGCCCCGCGGGAACGCAGACGTTCCTGAACCAGGTCCGCGCCAACCGCGGCGCGATCAAGGCGCTCCTCGAGTAGCGGCGGGAATCGCCCCGCGGTGCTCTCCCCGAGACCCTACATGGGTGAGGCCAGACGGCTCTAGGCTCGGCGCGAACGTCGGATTCGGGTACCTGACCGATGACGACGATGACGACGCGTCGGGCGGGACCGGCGGCGACCTGTTCGACGCGCTGATCCCGACCTGGGACGCGACGCGGAACGTGTCGCAGAACTCGACGTTCACGCTGGCGATCACCGCGAACAGCGCACAGACGAACGGCGTCGTTGTCGTGAAGGTCAGCGATCTGGACGACGGGCGCGGCGGATCGGCCATCACGATTTCGACTGCAGCGCTCGACGGCTGGACGCAGACCGGCTGGTCGCGAAGTGGTGGGTTCTGGACGAACACGCTGACTCGTTCGAGCGTGGCGAGCGGGACCACGGCGCCGAGCTTCACGTTCACGTCTTCGGTAGCCGGCACGTGCACGATCTCGACGAGCTCGACCGCGCCACAGACCACCCAGGCCATCGGCGGCGGCCAGGCGCGCACGACGGTGTTCGGCGCGGCGGCGGCGTTCGAGGCGGTGCCCGCGCTCGTCGGCGCGTCGCTGCCCGGCGACTTCAAGGCGACGATCACCTGCACGGGCGTCGCGCAGACCAACGGCTACGTGTTCATGGCCGGCAACTTCAGCGCCACGCCGGTGTTCGCGACCGTCTCGCTCGATGGCTGGTCGGAGAGCGGCTGGACGCAGATCGATACGGGCAACGTTCCGTACGAGACCGACGGTACGCCCGAGTACACGCACTACAACATTCTGACCCGCACGAACGTGCCGGTGGGAACCACCGAACCGACATGGACGCTGTCCCTCGTCCTGTCGTCGCCGGGCTCGCCCTACACGATCCGCTCTCTCCAGATCGGACCGCCGACGTTGCTGCCGCACACCGATCAGGCCACGGGCGGCGGCGCGTCGCTGTCGTCGGCATACGCATAGGAGCCCACGCATGCAGCGCATTGTCCAAAGCGAATCGACCGCCGCGCGGCGCCGCGTGTACTTCACCGCGGTCAAGGTCGACGACGTCACCGACGACCTGGTGACCGCGGAGATCGGGACGTGGGTCGTCAAGATCTCGAAGAACGGCGCCGACGCTGCGGCTCCGAGTGGCTCGACGGTCACCGAGGTCGACTCCACCGACTTCCCCGGCCTCTGGTACTGGGAGGGCAACGCCGCCGACTTCGACACGCTCGGCGTGCTCCTGGTCCGCATCACGAACACCAGCGGCTCGAAGGTGATGCGCTCGAGGTCGATCCTCGTGCACGTCGTCGCGAGCGATTCGATCTACGTGACGCCGCCGGCGGACATCAAGAAGGTCGACGGCACCGCGATCCCGACGCCGACGACTGCCGGCGTGCTCCGCGTCGACGTCAAGGCGATGGAGACGGGCGTGCTAACGAACACGGCCATCGCCTCCGACGCCATCAGCGCCGCGAAGGTCGCCGACGGCACGATCGATCTCGCCACGTTCGCAGCCGACGCACTGCTCTCCGCCTTCGGTATCGCGAACATGGGCACGGCGCAGGCCGGCTCGACGGGTACGACTCTGAAGCTCGCCAACGCGGCGTCCTCCAGCGACGACCGCTACCTGAACGGCGTCGTGCTGATCACCGGCGGCACCGGCGCCGGGCAGATCAATCAGATCTCGGACTACGTCGGCGCCACGCGCGTCGCCTCCGTCGCGCAGACGTGGGCCACGACGCCCGACGCCACCTCGGTCTATGTCATCTACGCTGGCGGCGCGGCGTCGAGCGCTCCGAGCGCGGCGACCGTCGCGACCGAGGTCTGGGCCAAGGTGCTGGAGGGCTCGCACACCTCGGCGGACCTCATGCGCCTGTTCGCGTCGGCGCTGCTGGCGATGGCGAGCGGCTGGTCGACCGGAACGCTCGTGTTCCGCGACCTCGCGAACACCAAGAACCGGTTCGTGTCCGTCGTCGACGAGGACGTCGGTCGCACGAGCCTCTCCATCCTCGACGCGACGTAGGAGCACGCCATGGCCGACAACGTAGCAATCACCGCCGGCGCCGGCACCAGCGTCTCGACCGACGACGCCGGCGCGAGCGGCCACGTCCAGCGCATGAAGCTGGCGGTCTCGGCCGACGGCTCGGCGACGCACGTCGGCGCCGACGCCAACGGACTCCAGGTGCAGGGCGCCGCGGCGACGGATGCCGCGGTCGCCGGGAACCCCGTGCTTGTCGGCGGCCGGGCCTCGGCGGCAGCGCCCACCGATGTCTCCGCCGACGGCGACGCGGTCTCGGCGTGGCGACTCCGCAACGGCGCCGCTGCGGTGGCGGTGACGGCGGCCGGCGCGCTGATCGGGGGCGACGCCTCGAACGGCCTCGACGTCGACGTGACGCGGCTGCCTGCTCCATTCGGCGCGGCGGGTGCGACGAGCGTCGCCAAGGCCGAGGACGCTGCATCGGCGAGCGCTGACGTCGGCATCCCCGCGCTCGCCGTGCGCAAGGCGACTCCGGCCAACACCAGCGACACCGACGGCGACTACGAGATGCTGCAGATCTCGGCGGGGCGGCTGTGGACGTCGGCCACGATCGACGCGGCGCTGCCGGCGGGCACGAACGCGATTGGCAAGCTGGCTGCCAACAGCGGCGTCGACATCGGTGATGTGGATGTGACGTCGCTGACGGGCGGCACGATCGCGCACGACGCGGCCGACAGCGGCAGCCCGATCAAGGTCGGTGCGCGCGCGGCGGCGACGCTTGCGGATGACACGATGGTCGCGAACGGCGACCGCACCGACGCCGTCTCCGACCTCGACGGCGCGCTGATCGTGCGCCCCGGGTTCCCGCTCGGCGACCTCATCAGTGAGCGAGTCACGAACACCGATGGCGCCTCGACGGCGCTGACGAACTTCGGCGCCGGCGGCGCGGGTGTCCGCAACTTCGTCACGGCGATCGTCGTCTACAACTCGTCGGCGACGGCGGGAACGATCGACTTCCGCGACGGCACTGGCGGCGCGGTGCTGTTCACTGTCCCGATCCCGGCGACGGGCGGCTGCGTCATCGCAAACGGCGGCATGCCTCTGTTCAAGACCAGCGCGAACACCGCGCTCGCCTTCGACGTCTCGGCGGCGCTGTCGACGGTGACCATCTCGCTCTCGGGGTTCCGGTCGAAGGTGGTCTGATGCGCCTGCGGCTGCCCACTCCGCGCTTCGAGCTGCCGCCTGCGGTTCTCCGCGATCTCGAGCGCGGAACGCCGCTGCCGCTCATCGGCTGGAGCGCTCCGCCGCCGATCACGCAGCGTTGCGCGGCGACGTTTCAGGCGGTCGGAGCCACTGCGAGCAACTCCGCCGGCGGTGACGCGACACCAGCGTGGCCGACGCACGTCGCCGACGACATCGCGATACTGGAGGTCAGCCAAGCCAAGGCGTCGGCGAATGATCCCGGGGTGGCGACGCTCAGCACCGCGAACGGATTCGCGGCCATCACAGGAGCCGATCGCGGCTCGGTTCACAACCCAGGCATCGGCGGCTCTGGCGTGCACGTCACCGCGTTCTGGTGCCGCGCGACGAGCTCGAGCATGTCGTCGCCAGTCGTGGCGGGTATCGCCGACGCCGTCATCAACGCGCGCATTCTGACGATTCGCGGCGCCATCACGAGCGGCGATCCATGGGATGTGGTGTCGACCGCGGCAAACAACGCCTCGGGCACGGCTGTCACCATCACCGGTGCAACCACGACCGGCGCGGATCGATTGGTCGTCGTCGTGACGGCTGGCAGCATCGCCAGCGCGACGATCTCGTCGTACGCGAACGCCGATCTCACGTCGGTCACCGAGCGCAACGACAGCGGCACGCAGTGTCATCTCTCGTCGGCGACAGGCGACAAGGCCACCGCTGGAGCGTACGGGAACACGACGGCGACGCTCAGCAGTGCCTCGGCCTGGGCCGGGCTGACGATCGCGATCAAGCCGGCTCCGTCGTTGGGCAGCAGCGGCAACCTCCTCCTGCTCGGAGTCGGCTGACTATGAGCCTGCTCCTCCTGCTCCGCACGAACGCGTACGGCAAGCCGTACTCCTCGTACTGGAGCGACCACTTCCCTCGCAAGAGCCAGGGCCACTCCTCGCACTGGAACTACCACTTCCCCGACGAGCCGTCGACGGACACGCCGGGCACCGATCCGGAGGGAGCGGCCACCTTTGCTCTCACCCTCGAGTCCGAAACCAAGGTCACGTTCGCGTGGCGCACCGGCCTGTTCAAGAGCTACTCCGGCAAGGAGCGCCGGCAGAACCTGATCGACGACCCGGCTATGCGCTTCGAAGGCAAGGCGCTGCTGGTCGGCGACGACCTGCGCACGGCGAGGTCGAGGATCGCCAGCTACGCGGCTCTGGGAAGGCCGTTCCAGCTCGGGCTGCCGTACGAGGAGCTGGCGCTGCGTGCCAAGTCGACAGGGGCTGTCGTCGCGGTGCACTCGACGGCACGCGCCGACTGGGCCGTGCCTGGGCAGCGCGTCGTCGTACGCCGCAAGACGGGCAACGCCTATCAGAACATCGAGGCGGTGATCCAGTCGACCACCGCGACCACGATCACCATCGACAAGACGCTCGGCGACGTCGGCGCTCTTGGCGCGTCGATCATGCCGACGATCGCCGTCTACCTCGAGCCGCAGCAGGGGTTCCAGCGCTACGTGACACCCGACGGCGTCGAGCACTGGGCGCTGCGTGCCCGATGCGCCGTGGCCGGGTTCGCCTCGAGCGACGTGCGCGCGCGGCTCTCGCTCGCCTCGCCGAAGACCACGAGCGGCGCATTGACCGGCCTCACCCTGTGGGCACGCGACGCCGGCGCGGCAGGCAACTCGATCGTGATCACCCAGAACGATGACGCGCTGACCAGCGGCGGCGAGCTCGTCGAGGACACGGTCGCCAAGACGCTCACGATCAAATTCATGGGCGGGCTCACGACGGCGGCCCAGTACTTCACGCTGATCAGCAACGGCTCGTCGCTGGTCCGCCCGGACGGCACGTACACGCCCAGCGCGGTGCTGGCCAGCACGAGCGACGAGTTCGCGGCCTCGGCGCTATCAGGAGGCGCGAACGCCACCCCGTGCTCGTGGGGCCTCAGCGCGACGGTGGCGACGTTCGCCGGCTCGCCGATCTGGGACCGCGGCATCGACGCCCAGGGCGGATCTGCCGACGACTCGGTGCACACCATGGCCCAGGTGCAGGACCTCGGCGGGCTGCCGTTCGCTGCTGGGAGCGCGACGATGCCCGATTGGGGCCGCCGCATCGCGATCGATCGAGCGCGCCTCGATCAGTGGCAGTGGGTGAAGAAGTTCCTCGACACCGTGAAGGGCCGCTGGAAGTCGTTCTGGCTGCCGACGATGCGGCCGGATCTGGTTCCGACGGCGAAGGGCGTCGGTACGCTGACCGTCGAGTCGGGCGAGAGCGACGTCGCGGCCTGGTACCCGCTGCAGCGCGGCCACCTGATGGTGCGTGAGGCGAGCGGAACGATCACGTATCTCGTCATCGCCGATGCGATCGACAACCACAACGGGACACACACGCTGTCGATCCGGAACGCGGCTGGCGGCTCGGTGACGCTGGCCACGCTGCCCGAGCTCGTGTGCTGGCTCGAGCGCTGCCGGCTGGAGAGCGACGAGGTGCAGGTCCAGTTCGCCGATGCGCGGTTCGCGGTGAGCATGCTGGCGAGGGCGGTGCAGCAGGACGAGGAGGATGCGGCGGCCGATACCCTCCTGCGAGACGAGGGCAGCGTCGAGGAGGGCCGCGCGCGCGAGGCGATCCGGATCGAGCACGGCAGCGTCGAGTACCTGATCGCCACCGGAACCCGGAATCTCACGATCGGCTCCGACACGTTCACCGCGCAGCCGGCCGGTCGCGGAGAGATCCGCGTCACGAACGCAAACGCTGACGCCGACGAGATGCAGATCCATCTTCCGGTCTCGCATCCGTTCTGTCGTCGCTGGCTTGGCGCGCCGACGCCACCGCAGCTCGTGAACGTGACCATCTATCGCTACCAGATCCTAAGTGGCGAGTCGGAGATTCAGTTCGCTGGCGAGGTCCTGTCGGTGCAGCCCGACGGGCACACCGCGGTGATTCGCCTGATCTCCACGTTTGCGCGCGCGCTGCTCCAGCGCGTTCCCAGCCAGACCGTGGGACGCACGTGCTCACACCTGCTCGGCGACGAGAACTGCCGCGTCAATCTCAACACCTTCAAGGTGTCGACCACGGTCAGCTCGTTCAGCGGCCGCTCGATCACGGTCGCATCTGTCGGTGGCAACCCGACGGGATGGTTCGACGGCGGCCACGTTACGCACACGGCAAGCGGCGAGAAGCTCACGATCTCGGTGCACAACGGCTCGATCCTCGAGCTGCAGCACGCCATCTATGGCCTGGCCGTGGGCGACGCGATCGACATCTTCCCGGGGTGCGCCAAGACGGTCGCGATCTGCGCCTCGAAGTTCAATAACGCGGACAACTTCAGCAACCCGCCCCTCTTGCCCGTCGCGAACCTGATGCGCGCGACCGGCTTCGGAGTCATCCGGTCATGAGCGGCTGGCTGATCGCCGCCGAGCTCGCGCTGCTCGGCATTCGCTGGGGCTACCACCGGTGGTTCGAGGACAAGGACAGCCCTGCGCCGCAGGACGAGATCCAGATCCCGCTCACCGCGGAAGGCGCCGCGTACCCGCTCGTCTACGGGCGATGCATGGTGCGCGAGCCGATCCTTGCCTGGGCTGGCGAGGTTGACGCCGAGCCCGACCCTGACGACGGCGGTCTCGACAGCCAGACGTTTTGGCAGGGGGCGCCATTCCTCTACTACGGCACGTTCCTGTTCAACATCGGCATCGGTTTCCAGACCTATGATGGCGTGCAACCGGCGAACTACATCTACGGCATCTACGCTGGCGACGAACGGATCTCGGACGGACCGCATCCGCTTCTGATCAGCCCCGGCGCCCCGTACGTTCGCCTCAGCGATCTCGTCGGCAACGGAAACAACGAGAGTGCGGTGTCGACCGGACCGCGTCCCTGTTTCGTGTCGACGCTCTACAACCAAGGCGATGACCAGGGCAGCGAGTTTCTCGTGGGCGGGCTCGTCGAGTTCTACAACGGCGGCCACAACCAGAAGCTGGTCACCGCTGGAACGCCGACGACGGCGGCCGGCGATCGAATGGTCGACGAGGGAGCAACCGCCACTCAGGTCCCCGGCTTCCGCGGGCTGCTCTCGGTTTTCCTCGGCGGCGAGTCTGGCTCCGCACCGGGGCTCGAATCGACGAAGTGGTGTCTCGGCTCGTCCGGGAAGATGCACGCGATGAGCTTCGAGGTCGGAAGCTACTCGGTCTCGAACTTCGGCTCGCCAACGATCGGCAGCGAGGCGAATCCGGTCGACGTTCTCTACGACCTGCTGACGGGGAGCCGAAAACTGAACCTTCCGACCAGCATGATCGATACGACTTCGTGGCAGGAGGTCGCGAACAAGCTCTACGCCGAGGGCAACGGCTACTCGCGGTCGCTGCCGCGCGGCTCGCTGCGCGAGATGATCCGCGAGATCCTCCTGCAGGGGGACATCGTAATGTACCCGCACCATGCGAGCGAGACCATCAAGCTGAAGGCAATCCGCGCCGACTACGTCTACAGTAACCTCCTCGTGATCGATCCGGACTCGTGCGAGTCCTTGAAGTTCGTCGACAGCTACGGGCGCTCGACGATGCCGAACAAGTTCCGCCTCGTCTACTCGAACCGGAACAAGCAATACGCGGACGACAGCGTCATCGCGACCAACGATGGCAACGCCTTTGCGCAGATTGCCGCGGGCGAGGAGCTGCTGATCCGCATGCCGGGCGTCTGCACGGCGACGAACGCACGGGCATGTCTGGCGCGCGAAGCATCCGCTCGCGGTCGGTCGCTGATGAAGCTGCAGGCGATCGTCAGCCAGAAGTTCCGCAACTCGATGCCGGGCGACGCCCTCGTGGTGAACTGGCCGGAGTATGGGCTCGCCGGTCGCGTGTTCCGCCTGGCCACGCCGTCGCGCCGCGGGCAGGACGCGAACACGCTCGAGCTCGACCTGATCGAAGACCACTTCTACACGTTCAGGTTCCAGACCGGCGACGGCACCGGTCTGCCGTCGCTTCCCGGCGATGCAGCCTAGAAGCACTCGAGGAACAGGCGAACTGCGGGCGGTCCCGGGGCGAGCTGGCAGCAACCCCGGTGGCCGTCGGCATCCGTGAAGGTTCTTGGGCACTCGATGGGGTCCGACGGGCACGGGGGCGGCCCCTCGCAGAACGCCGTACAACTAGGGCCGTTCTCGGTGGGGTTCTCGACGCACGCACGCGAGCACATCTCGTCGCCAACACCGCACGAGACGCGGTCGTGTGGGCTGGGATCGGCACCATCCCCCGCGCACCCCGCCGCCGCCGCGAGCACCAGAAGTACCCTCATGCCCCGATCGTAGCCACGCCCGCCCGCCGCCGCCACTTCGAGAGCTGCCGCACCGCGCTGCACCTGCCGCTTGAGGCGGAATCGCCCCGCGGCGGGGCCCTTGGGAGCCTTGTCCCGTGGGTGACGATCCGACGAAGCCGGGCCGTGCAGGCTCCATGTCCGACACCGACCGAGCGCTGGTCGGGCGCGACCGCCGACGCTCGCCCGCAGTTGGTGTTCCCGCGATCGATCCCGCCCTTGCCGAGCAGCTCATGCGGCTGGCGCAGCTCGAGGCCGACCTCATCGCCGAGGCGGACGAGTTCGACGAGCAGTTCACGCCGGTGGCCGAGGTCCTCGCGCTGGCGAACACCGCGCGCGAGCGCGACCTCGTGCTCGCCCTGTGGCAGCACAGCGCGAACCAGGAGCTGCGGTTTCGTCGCCAGCGCAAGCTGTCGAGCGAGGGCGCGCTCCGCCGCGACACCGACGCGAACACGAAGGCCATCACCGACATCCACGGGGCGAGCGGCGGCAACGGCAAGCTCGGCGAGCTCCGCAGGCGTGTCGACTCGCTCTCCAAGGCGGCGTGGTGGTTCGTCACCGCGGTCATCGGCGGCATCGGCGCCGCCGCGGTCAAGCTGGTCATGGTCGTCCGGGCATTCGACGCCGTCGAGAACACGGCCCAGCACAACTCGGCGCGGCTGCTCGAGCAGCAAGCGCGAATTCTGCGGCTCGAGACCGAGCTGCTCACCAGGTTCAGGCCGGCGGATGCGCCGGATAGGAGCAACGTCCCATGAAGAAGATCGCCACGTCCGTTCTGTTCCTCGCCATCGGTTTCGCAGCCATGTTCGCGTTCATCGAAGTCGGCCGCGCGGATACGCCGTCGGTCACGCAGCTGGCCCAGGCGCGCGACACGACCGAGCATCCGTATCGGCCGCTCGTGGCCCAGGCACCGGGCTCCGGTGCCGTCACGATCCCGCCGTACGAGGGGCCGCCGCTCGACGTGCCGGCCACGGAGACATCGACGGCGCAGGCGCTCCCCGATCCGTCCGCCGAACCTACCGAGTCCGCCACGCTCGTCTGGAAGCTCTACAAGGCGGGTCACCTGATCCCCGCCCTCATCGTGTTCGCGTTCTTCGCGTTGATGCTCCTGCAGCGGTGGATCGCGTGGCTGCGCACCGGCTACCGAAAGCTCGTCGTCGCCTCGACGCTCGCCGGCCTGGCCATGCTCGCCGAGCGCGCCGCGAACGGCGAGACACCGAACATGATGATGATCATGGGCGCGTTCGGTGCGGCCATCGCGCTGTACGTCAAGGGCGAGGGCGAGACGAAGGCGGCCTAGCGGTGGGCACCCGCCTGCAACGTCACCTTGGCGTGCTCGGTACGATCGATCCGGGCCAGTGGACATCGGATCCGCTGCGTCACCGCGTCGGCCAAATGCTGACCGTCTACTACAGCTGCCCGAAGTGTGGCGGCGTAGACGAGATCGCGACGTCGAGGATTGCCGCTGATGGCGGTGTGGTTCCGGCGGTTCAGTGCAGCGGCGCGGCGTGCTCGTTCAAGGACTTCGTTTCGCTCGAAGGCTGGCGCGAGCCCGCGTTCGACGTCTCGGACGTGCGGAGGGCCAAGGCGTGATCTGGCTCCTCCGCCTCCTCTTCGCGCCACTACTCGCAATCGCGGCCATCGGCTGGCTGCTCTGGAGGGACTGATGCGCCTCTTGCTCGCCATCGCGCTCGCCGCCTGTCTCGACGATCCGCCGTCCACCGAGGACGGCCACGATCCGGACGCCGACGTTTGCTGCTGGGGACTCGTCTTTCCGTGGCTGCCGTCGCCGCCGGAGTGTCTCTGCGGCTACACGGCCGAGGGCACGAAGAAGTGGCTCGAGTGCGTCGACGCCACGTACTGGTGCGACAAGCGGGGTGTGCCGTGACGGCGCTCGCTCTCGGCTGCGGCGGCCTTGCGCTCCTCGCTGTCGTTGCCTGCTTCGTGCTCGGGCTCAAGCTGTCGGCGGCTGGGAGGCGCGAGACCGAGGCCGTGCAGGCGAAGGCCGAGATGGTCGTGGCGACTGGTGAGATCGCCGCCGATCGCGACCGCCACAAGGAGCGAGCGGACAAGGCCGAGACCCAGGTCGCCGACCTGACGAAGCGCCTGCTCACGGCAGAGGAGCACGTCGCGGAGCTCGCCGCGAAGCTGGCGCGCCAGGTGATCCAGCGCGTCAAGGAGCAGCCACCGTCGCAGGACGGCGCGGATGCGGTGAACCAGCTGTTCTCCAGGCCGCTCTCGGGGAAGGAGAAGCCATGAGGAAGACGCGCCTTGTCGAATGCGACCCGCAGTGGGTCGAGAATTATCACGGCACCGGCAAGATCGACGCGGTCCGATTCAATTGCCCCGAGGGGCATGTCGACTGCATCCACGTCATCCCGTTCACACCGGCGCTCGACGGCTCGGCGAATGTTCGGGATCGCGTGCAGTGGCAGCGAGCCGGCGACGACTTCGAAACGCTGACGCTCGCGCCGTCGATCAAGCGCAACCCTCGGTACGCGTCGCGCGAGGAGGCCATCGCGGCGGGCTGCCTGTCCGAGTACGTCAACGACTCGATGCTGTGCGCGTTCCACGGTTTCGTCACGAACGGGCAGATCACGTTCTGCGGGGACAGCAAGTGACGCGCATCCTCGACATGCTCTGGCGCACACTCGCCTTCGCGGTCCTCGTGCCGCTCGCGATCGTTGCGCTCGCCCTCTGCGGCTGCGGCCCGAAGTGCCCGAAGCCTCCACCGTGCATTCCGCCGCCGCCAGTGGTCACCGTCGTCAAGCCGCCGCCGTGCACGCTGCCCGAGCTTCCTCAGCCGATCGAGGGTCTCGGCGTGCCCGACGCGCAGCGCGACGGCTACTTCGTACCGCGCCAGCGCTGGGCCGAGCTCGGCGGGTACGTCGCCGGCGTTCGCGAGTGGATCGTCGCGGCGACGGCGTGCCTCGAGGCGAGCAAGTGAACTGGAACGAGGTCGAGCGCGACGAGCGCTACCGCCGCGTGTTCGTCGTGTGGCGCTGTCGGAGCTGCGGCAAGCGCGCGGTCACGATCGGCGCCGCGTCGCCCGGCAACTGCTGCTGCAGCGGCAAGGAAGTGCGGGTGTGAGCTGGTCCGCTCGCCGCCGCCGCGACGCCGCGGAGTTCAAGGTGCTGCGCGTCGTCGACGACCCGAGGTGGAACTGATGCACTGCAAGCTCGGTCCGCTCAAGTGCTCGCAGTGCGCCGGCGTACCCGCCAAGCGCGTCGATGTCGTCGATGGCTCGGTGACCGTGGACGGCGTGGTCACGCGCGATGCCCAGCCGGAGAGCGACCTCAATCAGCGAGCGCAGAACAGCCGTCGGCGTGGCGGTCAAACGCGCACGGGAAGGGGCAAGCGATGACACGATTCGCAGAAGCATTCCCGCCGCCGGACGTCTACCTGGACCGGCGCAACTTCTCGCACGGTCACCACATCGACGGCGGCAACCGTCCATGGAAGGCCATCACCGGCATCTGCTTGCACCAGACCGCGTGCGTTCTCGGCGAGCGGCCAGAGCGCTGGGACACGCTCGGCGCGCACCTCGGCATCCTTCGTTCGGGGCGCGTCGTCCACGTCCACGACTTCTCGCGGCTCGTGTGGCACGCCAACGGGTGGAACGCGAAGACGATCGGCATCGAGATCGACGGCCTGTTCGAGGGCGTCCACGGCGATCAGCGCACGGTCTGGGACGACCCGTCGACGCCGCAACACGAGCGCGGGATGGACGTGACGCCGCAGCAGATCGAGGCAGCGAAGCAGACGATCCGCTGGTGCTGCACCGAGGTCCAGCGGCACGGCGGCGAGGTTGCTGTGCTGGTCGCGCACCGGCAGTCGTCGAAGTCGCGCAGGAACGATCCGGGATCGCAGGTCTGGAAGGAGATCGCGCTGCCGATGATGGCCGAGCTGGGGCTCAGCGACGGCGGGCCGGGGTTCGCGATCGGCGGGTACGCCATCCCCGAGGAGTGGGACGAGACGCGGAAGGGGATCCGGTACTGATGGTGCGCCTCGCCGACCTGCGCCGCCGTCCGCGCACGGTCGCGCGACTGGCCAGGCGCCGCGGCGGAGTGCGCGTCGTCGGCGAGCGCGGTCAGCTGCTGTTCACGCTGTGCATTCCGTCGGGGCCGATCGCGTGAGCTGCGGCGGGCGGCCGGGCAAGGGACGTTCGCTTGGGTGGAGCAGTGCTGGGACGTGGGCTACAGGAGCCCTTGGAAGGCGTAGCTAGCGATCGAGACGCAGCGTCGGCTGGTCGCCGTCCATCGACTCCCAGCCGATCGTCGGCGCATTCGCCGCATACGAGGTCGCAATCGCAAGAGCCGAGAGGCCGTCATCGCTCATTGCGAAACCGGCCGGCACGACCAGATGGAACGGAACCCGCTCTCCGCCACGCTCGACCACGATCCTTCCGACGTCATTCACGCGCGTGTCGAGCGGCCACACTAACGTCACCACGCGTACGGCGCCGTCGTCGGTCAGTACGATACCGTCCTCGAACGAAGGCCAGCGGATATCCACGCCATCACCCTACCGCGCGTCGGCGCACGTTGACCAGCGGCGGTTTCAGGTCGCCTTGGAAGGCTTGAGCTGCGCCGACTTCGTGGCGCGGCTCGGTGGCGCCTTCGCGACAGACGCCCGGATAGACGGGTCGCGGGGGACGTTGACCTTCATGATGATGTCACGCGGACGAGCCCGCATCGCCTGGATGTCCTCGCTGCTCTTCAGCGGCTCGGCGGCGAGTTCCTCCTTCAGCCGCTGGGGCAGCGTGCTCGGATCGTAGGCGGCCTTCGACTTCCCTCCGAGCTTGAGTCCGATAACGCGGGTGATCGTTCCCTTTCCCTTGTTGATCTGCATCGCTTCGATGCGCTTCACGGGCGGTGAGTCCGCCATGGTCGCGTCCTTCGCCGAACGGCGCGCCTTCGTCGGCTTCCGCTCGACCAGTGCGAGCGTGATCTCCGGGGCGATCGCCTTCAGGACATCGAGGAGCGTCTCGAGCTTCGGGATGGCGCCCTGCTCGTAGCGCGCGTAGGCGTTGCGCGAGCTCGCCCCGATCTTGTTCGCGACCTCAGCGAGCGAGAGCTTGTGGACCTCGCGCTGGTAGCGGAGGACGACCGCGATCAGCTTGCCCAGATCGTTCGACTCGACCACGACCGTTCCAGCATCGTCGACCGGCGTCACCGTGACCTTGAAGCTCGGATCGTCAACGACGTCCTCGAAGGCATCTGCGAGGGCCTGACGTGCCTCCGACTCGGACTTGCCCTGCGTGAAGACGCCTGCGATGTCGCAATGGGCGCCCCACCAGCTTCCGTCCTTCTCGATGCGTGCGGTGATCATCATGGGTAGGGTACTCCGGCGGCTACAGATGCGCCGCGGCTAGGATTTTCCGCGCCGTGCCCGGCGCGATTTCGGTGTGGCGCGGCACGGCGATCGTGTGCGCCTTGGTCTGGTGGCCGAAGATCTCGTGCTTGCCCCGGCGGACAGGGAACCAGCCCAGCGCGTTCAGCATCCTGACCAGTTCCCGCCGCTTCATTACCTCTATTGTACACACGATTGTGGACAATGCAAGAGAGAATCGGCAGCGCGAAGCGAACTGGCCGGAGTACGTGCGCTGGTACCGGTCAACCGGGCAGCTGTAGCGTCGGCGCACGTTGACGGCAGCGAGACCTCAGCCCAGGATCGCGGCGTGGTGAACGTCGCGAACGGCTGCTGCTCGCTCGATGCGCTGTGCGCGATGCACGCCGATGATTCGTTCGCGCAGCTTCGCGGCGTGGCTCAAGCTCGCGGGTGGCAGTGGGCCGGCGAGCTGCTCGCGCGCGGCGTGACACCCGAGACGCACGGGCCGTGGCCGGACGCGAGCGATCGGCTGATCACGGTCGCGCTGATCAAGGTCGCCGACCTCGCGCGGGATGCCGGGCTCCGGCGGCGACTGGCGGACGAGGCGATCAGGGCGGCGCGGCGGAGGTGGCTAGAAGCGTCGGCGGCGCCTGCGATCAACGTCGACCGCGTCCGCCTGTAGTTCCTTCGCCGCGAACGTGCCGGGCTGGAACGTCCCGAACACGACGGCGGTGCGCAGCTCGATACGGCCGACTTCAACCTCGCCGCGCTCGACCAGGTCGGCGAGCATGCGCAGGTACTCGGCGGTCGTGAGGATCACGGCTTCACCGGCTTCGCGACGCGACCGACGCCGTGACACGTCTTGCAGGTCGGTCGATCTTCACCGGTCTCCGGATCGCGCACGACGCCATCACAGGCTGGGCAGAGCGTCGAGACGCGGTACATCTCCTCGACCGTCGACCACTGGAGCTTCGGCCTCTTCGCGCTCACGGCTCGCCCATCTTTCGCAGCTCATCAATGCGCGGATCCCGCGGATCTCCGCCGGTCGCCCAGCCATCCAGCGCCTCCTTCAGCGCCGCGCGGAGCTCGCGTACCTCCTCGATCAGCGCGAGCGACCGATCGCGGTCGAGCCACTTCTCGACGTTGCCATCGTTCGCGCGCGCGTTCGCCGCCAGGTCGCGCAGCTGGTCGTCGGTCATCTTCGCCATCGCCTCAGCCTACCCCGACCCCGGCCCGCAGTACGCGTAGCTCAGGCCCTCGCAGACGTACCCCGCGCAGCCGTCGATCGGCACGCAGAGCTCGATCCGCTCCGAGCCGCAGGTGACGACCCGGCGCATCCAGCAGTCGGAGACGTCGGGCGGCGCGTCGATGGGAATCGCGTCGAGCGGCACCGGCGCGTCGGGCGGCGGCGCGAGGTTGTCACCGCAGGCGGCGGCGATCACGAGCGCGATCGCCCAGCGCGGTCGCAGGGTTAACCCGCCCACGCAACCGCGGCGCGCCCTGGTCGATACGTGCTCCATGTCCAAGACCCATCCCTTCATCGACGTCCGGAACCTTTCGCAACCACTCGCAACCTCACAGGTTCCCGATCGGCGTTCTCGTGACTCGCTGTTGAACAAGCGAGCGACACCGAAGCGCCGGGCGCGGCCCACGCGACATCGAAGTCGACATCGACGCCACGTGTGATCGCGGTTCCCGCTGGCACAAGCCTGCGCACGATCGCGCGTCGCTCCTCCGGCGAGCCAGCCTCGGCCACTGCGCGCAGTTCGGCGATCAGCGCATCGGCGTCGACGTCCTCGGCGCGGAGCCGCAGAGCATCGCGAGCCGCCTCGAGCTGCGCCTCCAGGGCTCGTCGCTCCTTCGCCGCAGCGGCGAGCTCGAGGTCGAAGGCCGCATCGGACAGCAGCCCGCGCCGGAAGCGCGCCGCGATCCCAGCCGCCGCTTGTTCCGCCTTCGCCAGCTTCGACTCCCACCGCTTGACGTCAGCCTGCCAGTCGCGGCGATCGGCAGCGCGTGCGGTCAGTCGCGAGCGCAAAGCCTCGACAGCCGCCTCGCTCGTCACGGCGTGAGCCACGGTGTCCCACACCCGAGCGTCAGTATCGACGACGGGCAGGCACGGCGCGGCACATCTCTCGGCGAGCCGGTACTCGGCGGCAAGTCGCGATCGGCACACGTAGGCCGCGGCGCGCATGTAGCCGTTCGCTCCAGGCCGGGCGGTGCGAATGCCCAGCGGCGATCCGCACTCGCCGCACACGGCGATGCCTTCGAGGAGATAGACATGCTTCGTCTTCCGAAGTCCGCGCGTCTGCGCCTTCGACAGCGTATCCTGCGCGCGCTCGAACGTGGCCCGGTCCACGATCGCCGGCACGTCGACCCACATGCGCTTGCGCTTGTTCGCGAGCCAGCGTCCGGTGAGGTGCTCCGACGTGGCGATCCGCCAGACGGCGCGCCGGTGCCACTCGCCGCGCATGGCTGGCTCGCCGCGTTGCGCGAAGTCGTCGGCGATGTCCAGGCAGCTCTCGCCTTGGAGCACGCGTCGCAGGATCTCTCTCGCCAGGTTGGCTCGCTGTTCGTCGATCGCCCATCGCTTCCCGGCGCGGTCGTACAGAAGACCGAACGGCGTCACGCCGCACGGCTTGCCGCCGTTGGCGGTCACGCGCTCGCGCCCGGCGATCGAGCGAGCGATGCGTACCCTCGTTTCCTCGGCAGCCACCTCCGCTTTGAGCAGCGCGTACACGGAGCCGAGCATCGTGCGGAGATCGATGCGGCTCCCCGTCGGCGTGACGATCTCGATACCGGCGCGCTGGAACGGGCCGAGGATCTGCGCTCGCTCCTGCATGTCGCTCGTGCGCGTGAGCCGATCGATGTCGAACACGACGAGGATATCGAAGGCTCTGGCTTCGGCATCGCGAACAAGCCGCGCGAAGGCGTCGCGCTTGTCGAGCTTGCCGGTCGAAGCCGAGCGCCCGTCATCGACGTACTCGCCTGCGGGCTGCCACTGCTGGGCAGCGATGAACGCGCGCAGCGTGCGTAGCTGTCCGTCGATCGTCTGCGCATCGCGCTGAGCGGCTGTCGAGACGCGGGCGTATAGAGCGGCGCGGGTCACGGCTTCGAGGCTGCTCCGGAGCGGCGGCGGGCGTCCAGCAGCTCGAGCAAGAGGTCGGCGAACGCGTCGACGTCCGCGAGCTCGGGGCGGTAGCGCGGCCGAGCGACAGGTGCCGGCGGGCGCTTGCTTAGCACCCGCCGGACCCGCTCTTTGCGGCGATCGGTCACTCGCCTCCGGTGGGCGGGCGGGTGAGCGCACACCGCACGCACTGCTCGAACGGCGGCTTGGCTTCGCCGATGCGTTCCCAGGCGTGCAAGCAGGCGGCGCGAATCGAGGCCATCTTCGTTGCCACCTTCTCCATCGCGCAATCGATCTCGTAGCGCTGCTCGTCGAGCATGACGACCACGATGCTGTCTGGTTCCAACTTCGGTGCGATGTGCTCGCGCACCGTGTTGTAGGCGTCGAGCAGCGCCTTGAACCGTTCGCGCTCTTGGCGCAGTTGCCAGATGCGATCGAGGGTGTCGGTCATGGCACGCCTCCGGTGGGCTCGATCGACATCACACACATCCCCTCCGGGATTCCCCATTCGCCGCCGCGGGTGATGTACGTGACGCGGACACGGAGCGAGCGGCCGGTGTAGCCGCGCGGCGCGGCGAACGGTATGCCGCTCAGTGTGGGCGCCAGCGTCGGATCCCACTCCCTCAGCAGCAGCACATCACCCACCGCGAACGGCCGATCCGCCTTGCGAATCTCGTGGCGCTTGGCGCCGGAGAGGACCGCGGCGAATGGGGCGGGCCAGGTCTTGAGGTCGTGTTCTACGGCCATAGCCCCTGCTCCACGCGCAGCGCGGCTTCGAGCAACCCGCGCCGACGTCGCCAATTCACCCAGTACCACTCGGATGGGATGCCACTGATCTGCATGTACGCGTCACAGGCAAGCGAGTAAACGCGTGAGCAGGGGTTGATGAAGTCGACATAGCCCAGGTCCGCGGCGGCCCAGGCAAGCCCGGGTCCGTTGCGTTGGCCGTCTGCCGCACACCGCAGCAACTCCACCACCTCCGCGCGCTGTTTGCGGGTGAGGTGGGTCATGGGGTCCACCTGCCGTCCTTGATACATGCCGCAACGTGCTCCAAATCGCGGCGGCTCAGGTTCTGGTCGGCGTTGCCAGCGGCGCACTGGCCAAGGAACTCGACGAGTTCGGTCAGCGCCTTTCGGACTGAGCGATCGATCATGCGCTGGACGTCTGCGCTGTCCGGCGTGTGCTTCACGGCTTTCTCCCATAGACGAGCAACTCGA